TACTCCCACAAGTTAATGTTTCTAACTTGTAGATCTATAAACTCGGTCATGATATTAATCATACTATTCATCTCTATTTTTGAATCGTAAAGAGATGTAAGTAATATTGAAGTATTTTTTGCTAAGTCATTCACTTTCATAACTGCTACAGAATCCATAAGACCTCCAAAGTTTTGATGGTAGACATTATGATATACAACTTTGAATTCAGTTTTTCCTTTTCCCATTGACCAACTAGGTCCTTCTTCAAAGTGTTCTCTAAGAGAGTTTGCAGCATACTCTTCTAGTTCACTAGCAATCGTTTCAATTTTTTGATAGTAACTCATTTTTTCTATTAAGATGAATGAGTTAAAATGGATTCAAACCAATCAAATAAATCGTAGTCATAGTTAAAATGCCTCGCTTTATTCGTATTCATCAACAAGTTATTCATATTCCTTCTCTTGCAAATGTCAGCATGGGAACTACCTGTCTAGGTCAGCCGTTCTTGACCTTCTATTATCACAATCAACACAGTCAGACGATTTCGTATGGCTGGGGTAAATGGGAAGAGTGTGAGAAAGATATGATTCGTATCAAAGCATCTATGATCGAGATTGAAAAAACCCTTCAAATTATATCATTGACTGAACCTGAAGTGAAAATTGTTGCGGAAAACATAAATGGGAGTTAAGTCTGAAGGTTTGAAGTTTAAGTACTCGTTATATTCCACTCTGGCCTTTTTCCTTGTGGCCAATCCTATAACTTTTAAGTTTGTGAATTCATTGATCCCAGGTGTTGCAATCAATGGATGCCCTACTGCGTTTGGTTTCGTCCTTCATTCATTAGTGTTTTTTGGTGTTCTTTACGGTCTTATGAGTTTACCAAAGGATCAGGATTAATGACGACGAGTTCCATTACTGCGTCGTCTACGACGAGTTCCGCCATTCTGTTTTAAGAACCTGATTTTTGATTCAAGACCTTCGACTGTCTTATAGGCACTTGCTTTTTTAGTGTCTTTTATCTCATCCTTGTCATTCCTGAGATTTTTAATGTCTCTATCTGACTTGCCTGGAAAGAGTTTTTTAAGCTTTTCCCTTGCGGCTTCAAGTTTCTTCTCCGCTGTCTTAATCTGCTTTTCCAAGGTAGGCATTTATTATACGCTTTGAATAAATTCCCAGTTGAGATAATCACATATCTTTTTCCATATTTGGTCATGAGCAATCAACCTGTCTCGTGACTTCAACAACGGAAAAAACACTTTGTATTCATCTAAATCCAGTAACTCAAAAAACTTATACAAAATGTAGGAATACGACAAAAAGTTCGTTCGGTCATTCGGACAATACAATAAAAAAGGAGCTTGAATTTCCTGAAACATCGCTCTAACCTTTTCCTCAATTTCAGGGGTAATGGTTGGTGGAGGATTCCCATTCAATCTACTCAAAATATGGGCTCGGTGTTCATAATACTTAGACCTACCTAGCTTTTTCAATATCTGTCTCGTATCTTCTTCAGACAAATCCGCAATATTATCAATCCTACGTTTCTTGATTTCAAGGATTACCTCATTCATCACTTCTTCAGGAATAATGGTAGATTCCTTTGCCTGAAACTGGTTTAAAATCTCGTTAAGGTGGTTGATCTTCTTATACGCATAGTTATTCCGTTCCTTAGGTGGATCACGGAAACTAGGGAAATCTGAAACGACTAACGCATATTCTTCAGAACCACACGAAGGACAAACTAAAATACCTTCTGAACTGATTTCTTCACGGGCTACATTACATGCAGAACAATGTTCGGTCAGTAACTGTGACGCTTCTGGACCGTTACTCAACTTCATACGAGATACATACTCGTCAAAGATCTGCTTTTTAGTTAACCCTGCGTCTACAGCTGGCGTATTTGCGACAAAGAATTTGAGGAAAGTATTGGTCTCTTTAGTTGGAGCTATAGAAGGACTCGATCCAGCTGTTTCCTTACCGTAGTAATCAAGCAGAATATCCATGTTTTTCATGTAATACTCTTCAACTGGATTAGCCTTAGAGAGTTCCTCTTCAATCTCGCGAATCTGCAAATCAATCTGTGAACACTTTACGATTTCAGTTAGTTCAATGGACGTACTCAAAGTTTCTCTCTGTTCTCGTAGAGCTTCCAACTTAGTTTTGAGTTCATCCTGTTTTGTTTCAGAAGACCTTAATCCCTGAACTTGCTCTTGATGAACTGAATCCAACGTTCCCATAGAAGAAGAGCTACCTCCAATGTCTCTTGTCTTCCGAATTCTGAATACGTCCATTTACAAACTCTTCAGTCTGCTTCCTGAAGACCGGATTTGTGAACATACAAGGACGTTGTCTTTTCATGGTCATTAACATAGTTTCGTATGGCAGTGCATAATGTGACGTAACATAGGTCAAAGTTAAAAAAGCAGAGCGATTAATTCCACATTGACAATGAATAAAAATAGTATTAGATCCAGGTTCACGTAAAAATGACGTCAGAGTTTCTTCAAATTTAGGATACCAGTTCAAAATATTACTAGTCAATGAATCTTCAGCGTTCAAACACATATATCGATCTGGAAATGATTTCTTAAACCAATCTGGAGAATGTTCTGGGTATGCGCAGTTAATAACGTGTGTAATTCCATATTTTTTACAAAAAGCAGGTGTAAGCATTTCACCTGCTCCAACCAAGATACGAGGATAGAACCATGCAGGAGATTCAACCATATAGTTAGGTCGAAGAAACATTACTTCTTTAAAGGTCCTTGTCTTTAATCGAGACAAACCCCGCTTCTTCGTATCGCAGAAGAATATAAACTGGTAATGGATTTGGTGGAACTTCTTTGTATCCACCAGTATGATCATGATGAATCGATTCAAGATGTTTGATTTTATTAAAATAGTAATAAATCCATTCAAGAGACATCACCAATGGCTTTCCACTCGTGATTTCTCCATGAAAGGAAATGCCTTTTCGTTTCACTAATCCTGATTCAATCAAACGAATCGCAATATAGGTTGTGTGTTTTCGCAAGGGTGTTTTAGTGAGTTCAAACGGATGAGTACATACGAGTTTTTGAAACTCAGGGACTAGTTCAGGAATCAATTTAGGTATGCATTTCAGATTGTAATATCCATAATACAGTTCATCTTTAGAAATAGGAACACTCAGAGTATCGTGAATAAACACACGACAGGCTGAACATTGGTGTGGACTCATTGCTTTTTCTTGAGAGACTTCTTTGATATTCGTTTTTTACGGAATGTAGTACGTTTGGACTTCTTGACCTTACGGGTGATGAGGACCCTTGTTTTCCGTGTCTTTTTACGACCACCTTGAGGATCTTCTGAAACAGAGGGTCTACGAGAACGAGTTGTAGTAGGATTTTCTGGATCTTCTCCAATTCCTACACCTAGACGAGTGTCTGCTAATATACGAGCTTGAGGTGGAGGTGTTTGATTCAAGGATTCATCATCATCTTCTTCGTCGTCTTCATCTTCTACAACTTCTTCTTGATCAAAGAGTGTTCCAGTAAATCCTGATCCTACATCTACAAAGCGAATTGCAAGATCATCATCATCACCTGCTACAACATAAAGAATATCATGATCACGAGGATGAAATGCTAAATGCATTGGTCCATTAATTGAGGCTGCTCTTCCTACACCATCTGTGTTTCTTTGATTTCCATCACCTGCTACAGTAGTGACTACACCTGCAGGGGTAATCTTACGAATACGATGATTATTGAAATCAGCAACATATATGTTTCCATCTCTACCTACTACAACTCCTGTAGGTTCATTAAATTTTGCTTCATTTCCAGTTCCATCTGCATATCCAGGTGGATCGTTATTTCCAGCAAGAATACTTAGTGTATTTCCTGTTAGTTTAAAGATACAATGAGATCCAAAGGATGTAAAATACAAGTTTCCAGTTCTGTCTGCAGCAATATAATCAATTTCATCAAATCGTAAACTTTCATCTAAATTAGTATAATCTATATTCAACGTAGTAACAACTCCAGCAGGTGTTATTTTACGTATTAGGGCACCTCCATCATCCGCTACATATAAGTTTCCAGTTCGATCTACTGTAATACATCGTATAACTTTAAAACTTGCTTCAGTTCCAGTTCCATCTCTAATTTCCTTAGTTCCATTACCGGCAAATGTAGTTACAGTTCCATCAGCACTTATTTTACGAATCTTGTAGTTGAAAGTATCTACTACAAACAAAAATCTATTGAAGTATACGATACCTTTTGGTCCATAAAATGTAGCTTGTGTTCCAACTCCATTTTGAGATCCTCTTGGAGATTGACCTAAAAATATTGACACATGTATTCCTTCAAGAAACTGCAGAATAGTATTATTTCGGTTTTCATCTCGTACACGATTCGTAAAACTTGACATAAAAACAGTACCATCACGATTTACTGCAATTGGATTTGAATTGATATACCTCATTATTATAGTGTATTTAAAATGTTTACCAGCTCGTCTCCTTTTCTAGACGTCTCTCCCAAATTGGATCGGAGAATGGTTCAGCTTTTGGTATTACAGTAGGAGGCACAAACTCTAGAAAGATATTGATTTTAGAATCTTCGAGTCCATACGTAGCATGAACGTATTTACCACATGCCTGCTCAAGTTCGCCAATAATGTTATAGAAATTGAAGAGAGCTTCAATGTCTATAGTGATTGAACGAAATGTATCTGTAGTATTGAGTTGATACAGAAGAAACTTGGTTGAAACACCATTTTGCAATGATTCTTGAAACCGAGAACGAATGTTCTTTGCACGAGCAGTTTCAACTAAAAGCTTAGTCAAACTAGATGCATAGGCAAGTTTGGCTTCTTCTGTGTAGTGCTTTGAAATAGCCAAGAGTATCTGAATGTCAGATTCTGAGAGAATAGGAGTTGTCATTTTGTATGAGTTAAACAGTTCTGATTAAATGCCTTCCATTTTTTCTTTTCATCGTTCTCTTAAGTCTATGTCTTCTCTTACGGGTTTTGAGTCCCTTACCAAACCTTGCCTTAGCTTCTTCATAATCAACTGCACCTGGCACTGCTCTTAATTCTCCCATAGCAATATCCTTAAGTTTTTTAGAAGGTTGTTTATTGATTGAATCTATAACATTTGAATATTTATCTTCATAAAATTTATTGTACTCCCAATCTTCAACCGTTAGTGTCATCATATCACCTAAAGTTGTATTTCTACTTTCTGTTACAGGCTTAACATGTATACGATAAGTTTCCCAACTTCTAGGTATACCACGTAGCATATGTCCAGGGATAATTACACGTTCTTTAGATGTAACAATAACGTGAGATATAAAAGGTTTAGATCGGGCATTCCAGTTGGGTGAACTTAGAATATAAGGATGACCTATAACTAAGTCTCTAATGTTTACTCTTTCGCCTAGTCGAGATTCCATTATTACTATCCTAGAAAACTAAGTAGAAATACGTTTAGCAAATGTGATACAACTACAGCAGCAGCTCCTAACGCACCTGCTCCTTGCCAAGACACAACTCCCCCAGAAGTATATGCATTAGGAATGTATCGCAATAACAAATCACGAGGAGCTGACATAGACAAAGCTACGGTAGCTAAAAAGAATGAAATATACAATGTCAAGTTTGCCCACATTAATCGCATCATTGGAAGACTTGGCTTAAATGAAGGGGCCATATGGGTTCGTTGAATATGATCTGAACCAGATACACCTGCCATTGGAGGCATTGACTGAGGCATCTGAGGAGAAGGGAGGAGGGCGTCAAGTGAGGTTTGGTCGTCCATTGTTTATGAAGGAGACGGGATTTCACATGTAGCATCTTCCACGCGGTATTTGTAGCATTTTCCATCTACCTTGACGGTTTTTGAATCGATGTCTTCTAAAGGAACACCTAAGATTCGGTAGGTTGCATAGTTACGGTGAAACAATAATACAGAGATACCTAACCCAATGACAAATGAAAAGAAAGGACCTGCTCGTTCAATCGCTTGAGTGATGTTAATCATTACTTCTTGTTGAGACTTGCGAGTAGGTTGAAGGAATCTGCTTCAGCTCCACAAGGAACTTCAATGGAATTTGTGCGAACACAACCAGTATCTGTATGAAAGATATCATTATCATGTGGTGTAGGAACCGCTACCTCTTTTCGGGTAGGTGGAATAACAATACATGCGATTAACATACCTACAATAACTCCCGCTACAATCCACATGAGATGAAACATTACTCTTAGGTAGGAACAACTTTCATAGCAGCCTTAGATTCCATATACTTGAAATAAGCTAATGCAATAGGAGTTAATATCAATCCTGAATATGGAATAACAATTGAAATAGCTGTCAAAACATAAGCAAGAATTGTTCGTCCTGTACGCATCAATAAATGATAGGTAACTGCGATGCTAAAAATCCAAAGTAATCCTAGAACAGCCTGAAATACATAGGTCAGTGTAGTAAGTGCTGCTCCAGTTGGTGTTAATTCAGAAAATTCTGGTAACTTTGGTAATGATGGAAGTGAACTAGGTTCAGGTATTTTTCCTGCTTTAATACGTTGTCCATCTGGAATAGTTACATTATATCTTTTACCAGTTTCTTCATCTGTATAGTCTAATGTAAGCCTACGTCCTGTAACAATATTATCTGAAGCTTGTTTTTCTTGAATTTTCTTTTGAAGAAGATTTGACTGAAATTGATTAATCTGAAAGGTCATACATTTTTCATCAGACGCAGATTTACAAACTTCAGTTGCTGATTTTTTAATTGTATCCTTTTCATCATCAGTCAATTCAATCTTATTCACTCCACCTAGTAAATCTACAACAGGAAGAAGTGATGCACTTGCAGTAACATCTAAATATCCTTTTTTTGCCTGTTCTTCAAGGGTTAAATGAACTGGAGTGACATGATTCTCATCACCCCATGAAGCACTATTAATCTTAATACCCATTGTTAATTAGCAAATACGAAATTCGCAAGACCACTAACGATTCTCAAGAAATTGATTGACTCAACGTAGACACCTAAATTGTAGGTGTAAGCAAAAATAACACTATCTCCATTTGTATTACGAACGACTGTAACAATTGTATCTGGAGGATACAATAAAGTTCCATCTGGATTTGTTAAAGCTCTCTGAGCAGCTGTAACTATCACCGGATTAGGTGAAAACACTGTAGATTTTAATACGCAAACAGTTTCTTGTGTAGCAATACCTGCAGCAGTTGGTAGAGGTTGTTGTAATGTCAATCTTAATACAACTTTGTTGAATAAACTACCATTAATAGCTCCACTAGGTTGATATAAGTCGTTATTGAGAGCAAAAGAATACATGTAAAGTCCAGGAATTTGTGGTGGATTTCCAGTGGTATGTTTATACATCTGTATCAATGAAAAGTAAGATGTAGGCTTCAATGAAAATCGCTCTTTACCATCTAGTAAAATCTGTCCTTGTGTTATTGGATCACGAGGATAAACTGAAGTAATTTGAAGTTGACCACTTGAATATAAATAAGTTTGACTTTCAGTTGAGTTTGTCACTGTAGAAAAGACGTCATTTGCAGTTCCCGTAGTTGTAAATGGAGCCCGATATGGATTATCCCAGTTTGTGTAGTTGTCCCAGTCATTTGACAAAATCTTATCAGATCGTTGAGTAGACCATACAACACGAGTCACTAAATTAAAGAAAGGAATTTCAATATCTGAGTTTCCACCATACTGACCTGGATTATTTGTAAAAGTAACAGTCTTCACTAGGAATGTCTGATCTGCAGTTGCTAGTTGAGCCATTTCCATCTCAGTCAAATAGATGAAGTTTCCTTCCAAATATGGATCTGGAAAAAAGGTTGTCAATGATGTATTGGATTGAGCTCCAGTCAATGTAGGTGGAGACAAGAATCGTCCAATCGCATAATCATTAACAGTAGGGCGAATTCTCTGTCCATAAGTGCTAGACAGCGGATTCACATCTATAATTGTATACAATTCATTCAATGGGCGAAGTGTCACATTAATCGCAATATCAGAGTTCTGCATAGATACTAATGGAAGAGCCATACCTGGATTTTCACAAAACCAAAAGTGAAGTGGAATTACCAATTGACGTGAACGAATAGAAGGCTCTGGTGTTTTAGTATTTGGAATTCCACCTGGAAAGTTCAATGGAGTAATTGCATGAGGATACTGATTGATTCGATCATAAGCATTTGCTGGATCTTTGAGTTCAGGAAGATTTCCTATCATTTCATCTACAAGTTTTCTCTTATTTGGATCATGTGTTAAGTATGAATAGAACTTTAACCATTCACCTGTTAGACGTTGAAGAACCTGACCGTTTGCAGTAATCTCAACATAGTCAATTAAGTTGTATCCAATATTATCAATCCACTTGAACTCATAACCAATTGAATTTGAGCGTTGATCATAGGAAGCAGGTGGTGCATTCACTCCTAAATAATAGAGAGGAGACCAAATATCAGGTAGTGTGATAACAAAATATGTATCATGAATCATCTGTGCATAGCGATCAATCCGACACGAAATAGTTCGTTTAGTTGTTTGAGCAAACTCTAAATTAGAACTGCTAAACGTCATTCGGATTGCTTCCATAGCAAAGTTAGTGTGTCGCCGATAGACTGCCCTAAAATGCGTCATTGATGGATTTCCATTAATTAATTCATTCTGGGCCCCAATTGCGACAAGTTGAAGTAGACCTCCGGGCATATTATGTTAGTATGAGATTAGACTAAATACTTAGTAGTCGCAGTATTCACAGGAACACAGCAATCTGACGAATAGGTTCTTCCTAATGTAGCTGGGCCAACTGTATTGATACCTACACCAGCTACAAAGCGAGTGTATTGTTGTGCCTCGTTTGCCAAAACACCGATATACATAGTGTTAGTACGTCTCTTCTGAGGTGGAGGAGCACCAGATAAAGATCTAGCAATAATCTTGCGCTTCTGATTTGTCAGATAGTCTTGAGCTGAGTTGACTTGCATTTGTGATTTACGGAGAGAAAAGAGTATCAGTATAATGAGATTTGTCCTTATTAGCACACATATAGATCAGACTACTGGATACTCAAAGGTTGTTTATAATCTTCTTGGACAACTGGCAACACTTTCTCCTCAAGTTAAAACCTATCACTTTGGATTTCAACGTCATCAATCTCAGTCAAGCATTCGAACAGTTCCTAAAGGAGTCATATCGTATGATGCGGCTGCAAATGAAGATCCTAAAGAAGAAGGTTTTGGATTTAACAAAATTCATGAGTATTTAGAGATGGTTAATCCAGATGTAGTCATGATCTATAATGATCCATTGATTATCCATAAATTTATTGAGTCAATGAAGTTTGATAAGGAAAAATCACCCTACAAACTCTGGTTGTACATAGATCAGGTATATGAAGGAATTGTATCACCACTCATTGAAAGTATGAATAAAAATGCACATCGTATTTATTGTTTTACACCTTATTGGGCAGAAATCTATTCCAAGTATAGTTCATTCCCCGACATTAGAGTTCTTGAGAATGCAGTAGATACAACCTTATTTTCCAAAATTTCAGATGGAGCTCGTTCTGCAATTCGTTCTTCAATGGGTATTCCATCCAATGCAGTTTTGATGATCAATGTAAATCGCAACAGTCATCGCAAAAGACATGATCTTGCAGTTATGGGATTTGCTGAGTTGATTACACGAGATCCATCAAAACCCTACTATTACATTATTGTAACAGGTCTCAATGCACAACAAGGTGCATTTTATGATATTAATCGTATTTTCACAATGGAACTCAAGCGTCATGGAGTAGACCCTGCTGACTTTGTAAAGCGATTGATGTTAGTAGATACATCTTCAAAACCTCTTCCAGATTCATCAATTAATGAACTCTATAACGTAGCAGACATAGGTGTGAACACTTCAGATGGTGAAGGATTCGGACTCTGTCAAATTGAACATTTATATACAGGAGCTCCTCAACTTGTTACCGATATTGGAACCTATCGCTCCTTCATGGATGAAACAGTTTGTGGATTTGTTAAGCCAAAAGACCGTACTTATTTTGCTGGAACAATGCCTCTTGGATCATGGGCACCTAACTTTAGTTATGTTGAAATCGCAGATACAATGACAAAAATGATTGAGAACCTTCCTGAACTTAAGAAAGCAGCTGCAAACTACAACTTCAAGACTTGGAAAGAAGTATGTGCTTCATGGTTGGAGGATCTTAAGGCAGAAATTGTATCGAAGTAGGACTTACCATTGTTCCCATTCTCAATAATCGTTCATTGTCATCCCACGCAGGTCCATCAAAGACTTCCTTTGAATCAGGATCTAATATTAATGATATTCCCTTAATCAATACTTTTTGAAGACGTCTATGCTTCTTGGATATATTACGTAGAACAGTTGCATCTGTATCTTCATTTTTTATATTAGGTCTGAATGCTAAATCTTCACCTGTAGTACTTGAATCAAAACGCATGCAGGAAACCACTGGACGTTCACGAGCATGAAGCTTTCGGTGAATTTCACAATCAATTGCAGATTCTTTCAACAATAACGCCATTCGCTGACCAATGCGTTCCTTTTCGAAAGCCGTTTCGTAAAGGTATTCATCTGTAGACATGAACGTTTCAACTGGATCTCCTTCGTATCGTTTGATCACCATATCGTTACGACGAATAGCAACAATGTTAGGATATTCAGCGGATTTCATCTGGTTCTCAGTGAAAACAGAGATGTAGAAACTAACTTTGACTGTTCGTTCTTCCATGGGTAATGTAGCATGAGAACAAATACGCATAGCACGACCTATAACTTGATCATGTCTTGCTGGAGTCCAATGAGGTTCCATAATGTGAACGTGTCTGACGTTGTTTAAAGTAATACCTTCTGCGCCTGATGCAGATGCCATCAACAACTGAAGAATCTTTTTAGGTCTCTTTTCAACACTTTCCTTCAAAGATGCAGGAAAGTTCTTGGAATAGACACCATTGAAAATTTGACGTGTCAAGTCTCTCTCTTCTGCCTTCTCTTCACCTGTGTAGAATGTATATGCTGGACGATTATCTAACATAGTAGGATCTTCTACCCATTGATTTCCTTGACGAGTTAGTTTATAGGGTTGCCATCCAGCTGTATCCAAAACTGCTGATAAAACACCTAACCCTTCCAATGAACGATATTGTGAATATACGAACTGATTACTTCCTAAGGTTGCTTTGATGTTTGTAAGAATACGTAGCATCTTAGGACTGAAGGTTTCCAATGCTTTCTCAGATAAATATCGAGCTGGACTTGCTAATAATTTGCTCAGAGCAGTTCCAGTATCTTCTGCTTCTTGATTTTCCGAAGCAATTTCAGATTTCTTAAACTCTGGAGGAACAGCATAGTCACAGACTAGACGAGTTGGAACACGGAAAGTGCTCAAATCCTCGTCCAATTTACTACGACCTTTTCTTGAATCAATCTTCATTTCCATCCAACGTACTTCCAAATATCGTGTGAACTGCTCATCTGACATAGGGACCTTTTCAAGTGTTTTATCCAAATCAATTCTGCGTGGAAGCAATCGTTCATCAGCACCTTTGAAATATGAAACTAAGCCTTGAATACGACGGCGAAACAGCATTGGATTTTTGATATTCAAACCATCCAAAAACAATCCTGCAAATTCTTCGTAGTCTGTTGGAAGACATTGAAGTTGTTCAGTTGTAACACGTTCGACTGCAATTTCACCTCCTCCTACATCTGTTTCAATTTTTGATTTAATTGAAGCAACCCAATCAGAAGGCTGAGCAATAAAGGGTAAGTCCTTTATATATTGAACGGCAACTCGGTCTCCTTCACCATTGTAGGTTGAACGAAACTGAGGAGGATTACGAGTAATCATGACATACTTCTTCAACGCATTGAACTCAATTGTATCTACTTCAGGAATTGCACGAAAAGCTTTGGTGATTCTCTCTTCATCCCATGTTGGAATGGTCTTGAAAGGTAAAGTGATTCGTTCAATTGGTCCTCTAAGAAGATTCATCATAAACGAGATTTCGTTAGGTGAGTTGATAATAGGAGTTCCAGATAACAATACAATCTTACATCGTTTTGCATTATACAAAGCATCATAGAGTTTTCCAGTAATTTCAGATTCATTGATCACACGTGAAATCAAGTTATGAGCTTCATCCACAATGACAACTGAATCATCATACATTCCTTCTTCAACGTAAGGTCCAATATTAGATTTTGAAAGACCATTGTAACGAATAAACTTGAAACGTTGTTCAAGAACATCTTTGATTTGTTCACGAATTGCCTTTTTGTCTTGAGTTGAAAAGCTCTCAAAGTTGGGTGTTTGACTTGGAGTAGTAATGAAAATCTGATTGTGTTTATCCATAAACTTATCTGAAATACCAAGTCTCTTTCCTTCTGCTCGGACTTCTTCGGTCAAAGTGCGTGTAGTCCAGTGATTTTCTACTGCATAGATTGGGTCTCCACATTTCTGAAGTTCCTCACGAAAGTTTGGTTCAAGAGAAGCAGGAAGCATGACATAGACTTTGCTGGTGCTCAACAATGACTCAGCGACTGCGATGGATGAACACGTCTTACCTGAACCTAATCCGTGATAGACTAATACGCCTCGATATGGAGTTTCAATTTTTAAGTAGTCTCGAATGATTCTTTGATAGGGGAACAACTCGCGTCCAGTCCCTGTTCGTTGCAAACAAAGGTCAATATTCTTATCTTCTTCATCTAATGGGTCTTTATCTTTGGATCGGTAATCTGATTTAATGAACATTCGTGTAATCGCATCTGAAAAGGCCTTTCGGTTAGGAAGCACATAAGTGGGTGATGCCCTCATTATATTCAGACACGTTGAAAAAAATCAGCATTCAACATAATGAGTTATGGTTTGAACTTGAGGGGATTAAATATGGACCGAGATGTAAATAAAATAACCAGTAGTTATGGTTTGAACTTGAAGGGATTAAATATGGACCGAGATGGAAATAATCTAAGAACTGGTGGTAGTGTTAAGATAAATCAATTAGTTGAAGGAAGAAGCTACATGTATCGGGAATTAGTAGAAGGTTTTTACAAAGACACACCTGTAAAAGTTGTAGATATTGATAGAGAGACGGGTTGGTCTGGTCCTGATTATATAAATATTCATATTAGATTTGATAAAGATGTAAATTATAGATATTATCTTAAATACACTTGTCGAAATGGACGAAAAATATATATGGAACCTTATAGTATTATAAAAGTTAGTAGAAGATATCCATATAGCAATTTTTATGAAGATCTTGGTGAAGATATGGATTCACTAATGGATGGACAAATAAGAGTCCCTAAAGGTCAAACCGATACTATTAGTTTTTCAGAAATTAAAGAGGGAACTCCAATGGTAGATTTTCATAATGAACGTGAAAAGTATCACCGTTATTATACTGAAGAAACGTATAACTCTTTAAAGAAAAAAGAAAATCCATTCACTAATAAACCTATTGATTCAAATGATATTACTAAATATGTTGCAAAGTTAGATCCATCACTTAAAGTTCAAGAAGCAGGTCGTAGAAAAACTAGAAGAAGAACTCGTTCAAAGCGCACTCGTTCAAAAAAATATAAGAGTTCAACATAATGGATAGTTCAAGAGTTGGAGATCGTATTGACTTAAATAAACTAGTTGTAGGAGAAAGTTATATCTTTCATGCAGTTTTAAAAGAGTTATATACACCTGTAAAAATCAAATCAATTAAACAACCAATAGGAGATCCTTTGCTAACCATTGAACTTATATATCTTGATAATAATGTAACTCGTTTTCTTCCTAGTACTATATTTCGTAGACCATCTAGTGAATCCGAATTCTTTATAGATCTTAAAAAAATTAAAGAAATGGGTAAAAATGTAAGAAATGCTAAACTGGTTGGTGCAATCACTGGATTACCTGGTGGACCCGAAGGCGAAATTTCTGGTTATCTTACTGGAATTGAAGGTAAAAATGCATATCAACAAGAAGATGATCTTAAGAGAAGAGCAGGTATTCAAGGAGCTGATCCAAAGAGAACTCAATATTCAGGTCGTAAAACTAGAAGAAGAACTCGTTCAAAGCGCACTCGTTCAAAAAAATATAAGCGTTCAACATAATGAGTAGATCTTGGGTTCCACCACCTATCCCTCCAAGACCTGATGACTATCTTTTAATAGACCCTTTTGTTGAACCTCCTATGGATATAGGTGATCGAGTTAATATTTCACGGTTAGAAGTTGGAAAAACCTATGTTCTTTCTAAATTATTAGGAGATGGTTCCAGACGATATCAATATATAACTATTACACGTAAAGATAGAGTTATTACAGACCGTTATGCACTTGAACTGGACATTTTAAATAGAAACAAAAGGGTTATAGCACATCGTGGAGTTCGCTTGTTGGAATACGACGATCATAATGTTTTTTACAAACTCAGAACTGAGGCACTTTCAAAAGCGATTGGAAAACAAGCAACCCGTCAAGCAGTTGATGATATCTACGAAGCAAATACAGGTCAGTCTGCTGCTCCAGGAACAGGACCAGCGGATCTTATTCGTGGGTTTGTAGGTGTTCAACCACCTAAAACTGCAAAGGGACGTAAGACACGAAGAAATAAACGTTCAAAGAGAACACGTTCACGACGCAACCGCTGAACTTTTTACGCTGCTTGATACAATGGATTTAACCCGACGAAATCATCGTATGTGGATGGTAACTATTTATCTCTTTTTAATGGCTACATTCCTCTATCTAAAACCGTCCGTCGCCTTTGGGCGTGAAGGAAGGATTCGTCCATTTGGAGCAACGGATCGTGAAGCCACTGTATTTCCTTTATGGTGGTGGGTGTTTATCATCAGTGTAGTCGCATATTGTATGACGGTCTATTTAGCTGGATTTAGATTTACATCGTAGGGCGTCGTAGGTAGTTATAATAACAAGCAACTTCAGGTATATAGATGTGACTGACTTTGTTCTTGGTATAAATATCTTCAATAAAGAGACCATCGGCTTTATAATCGTCTTCTTTCCAACTTCCGCACATATAGAATGGAACAATGTATTGAGCTGTATCAATCTTTTGCAAGCGTGGTGTATCACCTTTGAAGATATCGCCTGGTTTTCCTACGAACTCATCCCAACGTTGCTGGTCAAATGTATAGAAGTATCCAATATTCAAGCGTGGAACTATCTCCCAAAAGTTAGGGTGAATGATGTTATCATCATCTAAAAAATAGATAAGACCTGATTTGACTTGATCTAAAGCTTTGTTGCGCTGTGGATTCCCTGAGATTCCACCTGAAACTCCAAACTCAGTAATCTTAGGATGATTGAAAACACCTGTAAAAACACCATTTGTATGAGTAGTATCATGAGCAATCAACCATCGGTTCACATGGGTGAAGTTAATTGAATTAAAAAGCTGTTGGAGATTACCTGGACGACAACATGGTGTAATAATGGTAAGCATTATGTATCTCCTCACTGGATGTTTAGATAGTTTCAAAGGTATCAATCACAGATCTGAGTTCTTCAATCATGCGTTTTCTTTGAACGTGATGAGGTCTTACAAGATAATCACATTCTTCAAAAGTCTTCCATGCAATTGCTGAGATCTCTCTCCGTTGCATTGGAGTAAATCTTTGTGTTAAATTAACCATCTCTGGATGTTTGAGCAATCCCACGAAATACACGTGGCGATACGTAATTCCATTCAATCCTTCAAAGGTCTCTTCTAATCGTATGTTCTTTAGGACTACATAGGCATCTCGTGAAATATTGGTCTCTTCCCAGAACTCTCGTATTGCACAGTCAACATCTGATTCTCCACGGATTCTACGTCCTTTTGGAAATCCCCACTCAGGTTCACTGTATACCGATGGAAACTCTGCAACTAGTTCTTTCAAATTTAGCTGATTGTATTTGATCTGTGATTGAGTATAATCATTTCCACTACTGTCATCTCCCCAAGCAATACGCCAAGTCATATCAAAGGGTAAATATGCAATCGTAGCCTGTTCTGCCATGGTCATATTTCCTATCAGTTTTCCAATATAGTCTTTATCGTCTACATCGTACTTGCCTCTCATAAACTCCGCAAAGCTCATACTATCTTTTCTTCGTATCATCACCAGACGTGTGTCTGGAGGTTTTATTGGAAGTGAAGGTGTATCCACTAAAATAATTCCACAAGATAACACTGGATCGTTACATGATCTAAATAGATGGCCTTTGGCTCCGCAGTTGTTACAATACATTACTGTCTGTGGTTTTGGAGGTAGTCCTATTCGTTTTTCCATTGTGTCTTATGACAACTTCCTTTGTAAGTGATACATAAATGGGATTGTTCTCGTCTAAACCAACACCTGCTCCATCTCTCTTGGATGCCACAACTCAGACACCTTCGCTGACTTCTTCTGTAAAATCAGTTGGTACTGGATTTAACTCAATGAGTTTCTTCTTTAAAGCTTTAGTTGTTCTTGTTGGAATTGTTTTAATTCTATTTTCAGGTCTTATAATCTACAATGCAGTTGCTGCAGCGAATGGAAAGCCTGGTGTGAGTATCACAGGAGAAACTACAACTCCAGATCAGGCACCTTTGCCTCTAGATGGTAAAACATTAACTACAATTCCTGCAGCAAATATACCAAGTGGTCAAGGATCAGATAATGGTGTTCAGTTTTGGATGTATATCAAAGATTGGGATTATCAATTTGGAAAGAAGAAGAGTATTTTGTTTCGCAAGGATTCTACTAACGCTGCCTTTAAAAATCCCGATATTTCTCTTCATGAAACTGATAACAGTTTGAATGTAAGTGTTTCTATTTTTCCTGCTTCCTCTGGAGCTGGATCTGCTAGTACACCTGCTCCTTCAAATAGTGCATCCGCTTCAGGTGATTTATACACTTGTACAGTTGAAAACGTTCCTCTTCAAACATGGTTTTCAGTTTCTGTAACTGTATTTCAACGTAATATGGATATCTATATTAACGGTAAGTTAGTAAAGTCTTGTGTTCTACCAGGTGTCCCTCGTCCTGCAGCTGGAGACATTTTAGTTGGAAGCGATAAGGGATTCTCAGGATCAGTCTGTAATGTTCATGCATACCCTAAGATGTTAGGACCTTCTGATGCTGCAACATTCTTTGCATTAGGAACACCATGTGCAACCTTTGCACAACCTTCATCAGATAACACAACTGATAGTGAATATAGTCTATTTGGATACACGTTTATTATTAAAGACAAATCGGGCAAAGTCGTTCAAAGTTCATCTATCTAAAGGATAATGCGAATCCTTCTTAAATGTCCAACTCGTTCACGTCCAGCACAGTTCATTCGTGTTTTAAATCAATATATATCATTAGCTAATCGCCCTGATCTTCTTGGAGTTTGTGTTTCATGTGATCAGGATGATACTACAATGACTGAAACATCTGTTCAACAATCTATTAAAAATATAACTCATAGAGTTGCTTGGTGTGAGATTTACTACGGATCAAACACAAATAAAATTGAAGCAGTGAATGCAGATATTCAATCAATTTCTTGGCCTTGGGAAATGGTTGTTATTGTTTCAGATGATATGGTTCCGCAAGTCAAAGGGTATGATGATGTATTAAGATCTCATATGATTTCTAAATTCCCAGATACAGATGGTATTTTATGGGTCAATGACGGTACACAAGGTGATAAACTAAATACAATTTCAATCATGGGAAGAAAAATGTATGATTCATTTGGATATCTGTATCATCCTTCTTACAAAAGTCTCTTTTGTGACACTGAATTTACAGATCTTTGTAAAGGTCCTTTAGCATCTAAATGTACTTATATCCCATATATGCTAATCCGTCATGAACATCCTGGAACTGGATTTCCTCACCGAAATGATGCACTCTATATGAGAAATCAAATATATTGGTATCCAGATATGTTAACGTATATTTCTCGTAAAAACTATGAATATGATTGGACAATTATGATTCCTACTATTGTAGGTCGTGAATCTACACTTTATTTTTTACTTGAAACCATTCAAGATCGTATAAAACGTATTTGTCCTTCACTCAAAATTGAAATTCGTCTTTCATTTGATAATCGTGAAAAGAAGATTGGAGCTAAACGCCAAGATCTTATGATGAGTGCAAAGGGAAAATATATGTCATTCATTGATGATGATGATTTAGTGACGGATGCGTATTTTGAAGATGCTCTTGCAACAATTGAAGGAAATTATCAAGTATGTCGTCTTAGAGGACAAATGAATCAATATACATTCACACATGGTATTGAAAACAAATTAGATAAACCAATGTGTGAAGGTGATGTATTTTTAAGACCACCCAATCATCTCAATATACTTTTAACTGATATCGGAAATCTATTTCCATTCAAAAATGCAATTCGTGGAGAGGATTTAGATTGGACAATACGATTAGCTAGATCAAATTTTCTTCAAAAACAATATACTTCAGATCCCTCTAGAATTCATTATATCTATAATCTTGGAGGACGAACAATAAGCAATGATATAGCTGAAACTCAGCGTAGAACTAGTTATGAAGAAATGCTTAAAATGGTATGGTTAGATGGAAATCCTACGTTGCCTCAGTCTAATGACATTGGAAATCGTTCAAATGGACTTCGTCTAAGTGGTAGAGGGTTTGTTTCTAAGTAAAGTGTAATGGGTGTATTTACAATTGTTGCTATCTGTATGGCAGTTCTTTTAATTGGGTTAATTCTTTGGCGTGTTTTAACTCCTCCTTCAAAAATAACAGACGCTATTGATGTCTTAGTTGGTTCTATTTCAGGAAAGGATAAAAAAACAATTCCTGGAAATACATTCAAACGATCTTTTAATCAAAAAGAAGGTGCCACATTTACGTATACCGGTTGGATTCTCGTCAAGGATTTCACATACAATTATGGACAAAAACGCTTAATTTTTACAAAAGGAGACTGTCCTGGTCTCTATTTAGACACAACTTCAAACTCACTTCTTGTAGTTATTAATACATTTGGAGACACATCTGAAACAATTTTGATTTCAAATATCACATCAAACAAATGGATTCACTTTGCAATTGTAGTAGACCAAGATTCAGTTGATATTTATATTAATGGAGTACTTCGTCAACATCACACACTTTTTCAGCTTCCAAAGCAGAATGACAAAGAAATTGAAGTTGGATCTAGCACTGGATGGGAAGGCGTTCTTTCTGAACTTCAATATACACCTCGATCATTATCACCATCTGAAGTAGCTGCATTGACATCTAAAGTTCCTAAGAATGATTTAAGTATTCCGCCTGCAAGCCCTCAGTATTATGACTTGAGCTGGTACATTGGACGAACTTAATTCTTGATAGCTTGTAATGAGTGCAGGAGGTCAAAATAGCAGTTCAGTTTCAGGTATTCAATCAATGCGTCTTCGTGACACATCAGACGTAGTTGCACAGGCACGCGTTCAAGGTATGTTTAGAATGTTTAATTCAACCGCACCTACAGCTTTACGTAATCGTGCTCCAACTGGTTATGATTCATTCCTTCAGTTTCTTCAAGGACGTAAAGAGGGATGCGCTACATGTGTAGGTTTACCTTACCAACCTTTAACAACAAATACTACGACGATTCTTTCGTTTCGGAATTAGTTTTGAGTTTCTTAAGAGCTGATTTAGCCTTCTTTTTAGATGACGGATCATCAGGGTTATAAGTAAAAAAGTATTCTAAAAACTTCTTAGAACTTCTATCCTTACCAAGATCTTCAAATAGTTCGGCTTTATTACGCTTCATTTGAATAAAACTTTCTTGAACTCCAATGCATTCTTTTGGAGTCAATAATTCAAATCTTCGTTTATTTTTAGAACTCGCAATATCTACCAATCGTTGTGCTATACAAAGAACACTAGCAACATTCTCTTCTTGTGCCCCTGAATAGAGGTATGCGAAGAAAAACTGAAGCGTGGTAGGAATACTCGCAACTCGAACTCCATTATCCATCTCATGATAGCTGTGACAAGCAGTTGTTTCATAGAAACGGAACAATGACTTTGTACCATCTGAACTCAATACAGCCGTTCTTCGTGGAAGAATATCATTCTCCTCATTCACTTCTATTTTTTCACCTTTTGTTAATCGTTCAATCGTTTCTCGTTCAGCTAGAAGACCAATGGGTGTAGTCCAGTTTTTATTTAAATGAATTTCAGCAGCACTGACACTCAATAAAACAACATCTTCATTCTTCAAGAGCCTAAGAACACCTTTTTGCTGTTCATCCGTAAGTTCTTCATGTTGCTTTGCGTCTTTCTTACTACAGGATGTAGGATATGCTTTGTTCAAAAGCTCTAAACGTGAATAGACCTTTTCCCAACGAGATACGTCACCATGTGGTCGGCTCAATTCAAGATACATCGACATTCGCAAGAAATTGACTGGTACATAGTGAATACCTTGACGAACTTCTGCTTGTTCCCAGAGACGATCAAAGATTTCCTCATCTAAATGCGTAATATCAGCTACACCTGTGAAATCTGCAAAGACTTTGAAGGTTCCCAAATGCATACCAGGCTTGACTTCAACGGCTGCTATTCCTTTCTTTCGAAGTTGGTTTGCGATCACTACTGAATGAGCTTGTGGTGTCTTACTGAAAAAGTCATAATCTGGAACATCTTCTTCTGGATTATAAAATTGATCTTTTTTAGGTAAGAGATTGTTAATAGCAGTTCCTCCATAGCATAGAACACGATGTTCCTTTAAAAAATCTTTTACGACGGTGAGGCTCGTAATGGTCCCTGGATCCTTGGCGGCGACCCGATTGTTCTCAGACTCTAGGTCTTTCACCATTTTTGCGATCTCCTCCATTAAAAATGGATGTGACTTTGTTTTTAATATTAGGAAGCATCAAGAATGCCTCCCAAGAGATATAATTTTCGCGCTCGTAAGACTCCGGTCGTTTGGGTAGATGACGACACACTTAAGACCAAAAAAGAGGAGGAGGACCAAGATGATTCAGACTATATACCAGATGATGAAGAAGAGACCGAAAATGAGACCGAAGATGAAGATGAAGATGAGGATGAGGATGAATCTGAAGATGAAGAAGAATCTACACTCAAGCTTCCAAAAGGTGCTAAAGTATCAGTAAAGCTACACATCCATCAGTTTGGAGGAGGTAAGGGGCGAGTAGACATTGATGAAAAAAGTGATGATGAGTCTGAAGAAGAAGATGAAGAAGACTTCATTAAGCATTTGATGGACAAGTATGTTCGCCCTGAACGTGGTATGTCACCGCCACGACGTGGAGGACGTGGTCGCAAGGGTCGTGAAGATCCTGAAGAACCAGCTCTAGCTCTCAATGAAGAGGAAGAGGACTACTTTGAAGATTTGTCAAAGTCTAAGAAGCGCAAGCTCAATGAAAAGATGAAGGGCCTTGCAAAACTTGTTTCAGATGGCGAAGTTCCTTACAAGTTTAGAGTACTTGAACTTCCAATTGCAGATCAACTTAAGGCATCTGTTATTCGTAAAATTGATATGTTAAATGAGATGGATGTAGATGGTGGAGAAGTTCACAAGCTCAAGACATGGGTTGATGGATTCCTTCGCATTCCATTTGGAAAGATCGTTCCTCTTCCAGTCAAGTTTGCTGAAGACCGAGCAGGTTGTTCTAAGTTCTTGGCTGATACTCAGGTCACAATGGATAACGCAGTCTACGGAATGAATGCTGCCAAAGCACAGATAATGCAGATTGTAGCACAATGGATCGCAAACCCAACCTCTGTTGGTAATGTGATTGCTTTGAAAGGTCCTATGGGTGTAGGTAAAACATCCTTTGCTAGACATGGTGTAGCAGAAGTTCTAAAGCGTCCATTTGAGTTCTTCTCTCTAGGTGGTGCTTCAGATTCAGCTAACTTTGTAGGACACTCGTATACTTACGAGGGAGCTACATGGGGTCGTATTGCAGACGCAGTGATGTCCGCACGATGCATGAATCCAGTGATCTACTTTGATGAGTTGGATAAGGTCTCTACGACGGCACACGGCGAAGAGATCATTTCAATGCTCATACACTTGACAGATAGGTCGCAGAACTCTCATTTCCACGACCGATACTTTGCTGGAGTTGATTTTGATTTGAGTCAGTGTTTGTTCGTGTTCTCCTTCAATGATGAAACCAAGATTCATCCAATCTTAAAAGATCGTATGCAAGTCATTAACTGCTCGGGATACACAGCTGAAGATAAGAAGGTTATTCTAAGACAATATGTATGGCCTCAAGTTTTGAAGCGTCTTAATATGGAAGAGGATTTAACCATAACAGATGAAGCAGTCAAGTTCTTGATTTCAGAGTACTCTAATGAAGAAGAAGGTGTACGTGTTTTGATTCGATCAGTTGAAACATTGGTTACACGAATCAATCTTCTCAGAATTGCTGATGAAAAGACAGCAAAGAGCTATCCATTCTACAAGGCAGTTAAGTTACCAATGTCCATTACTCCTGATGATATTAAGGCACTCTTAGTTGAATCAAAGGTGATCAACGAATCATGGCGTCATTTGTATACTTGAATCCAATCTTCATCCTTAATTTGAAATGTAATTTCAGATAGATTATCATCCAATGTTGAGTAGATACAGGTAATCTTTTTGCCTTCTACCCTAATGTTGCTACAGAACTCTACATAAGTTGAATGAAACAAGAATGGAACTGAAATACGTTTTGGTCTATAACTTGAAGCATCAAGTACAACAATACAACTGAAATAATGCCGAGGGTGTTCTCCGATTACAAAATGTGTCAGAGCCCACAACTCGTTTTTGACTCTAACAGGTGCTCCAGATCCTCGCAAATGACGGAAGAACCAAGGTGTAGTATGTCGTGTATGAATATCTAATTTGGATCCACGATATTTTCCAACTTGAACTGGAAACCAATGATAGATTACATCGTCTGTGTCTGGAACTGCGAGCCAGTTCTTTTCACATCGTGATCCAGTAGGCGATTCCATAATAATACAATCACTATACTTTCCAGTATCAGGATCATACTTTCCACGCAGGATTGCGTGATAGGGGACATATTCTGCTACTGTTGCACTGAATCTTAATTCGCCTAATGAATTTCGGTAGATACGTAAATCTTCAAGTCCTTTTACATGAGCTTGAATTTTTGGAAGATTAGTTGAAGAATCATCCATTAATGTAATCTCCTTTGTGATTTCATTATAACAAGCATTATGTGTCATCACAGGATTATTGTCTGAATAACACCCATCTTTCATTGTATAGGTTGTATTGGTATGGTTCAAGTTGTAGTTTACAAACCGAATGTTATGATATGGGGGTGAAAGTGAAACATGAGAAGGATGAAAGTTAGGCCCAAATAGATCACGTGGAATTGGATAGGGTGTTGATTTACCTTCCAAAATTTCAATATAGAACTTTAAGTTTGAATAAACACTCTCCTGAAATGGTTTATTAGACAATAAATAGTTCATTGAATCTCTTAATGCTTCACGCTTTGTATATAATGTATAAAACCTACATACAGTTTCTTCATACTCAAAAAGTCCTGAATACACATCTCGTTCAATAAAGAGAGAGTCATTTGAGAGAGAAATTTGATTTCCTAAACGAATGTAATGCATTGCCTTAAAAAAGTCTCCTTTATTACGAAGATACTTAACAAGATGATATAATGCTTCAGCTCTTTTAGGATAAAAAGCATAGGCTTTCTGAACCCATTCTTCAAATAGAATTGGGTTTTCAAGTATTTCATAGGTTTTTGCTATCATATAATGAGAATACCAAACTTCTTCAAACCATCCTCCCATTTCAATACGTTTCTTGTAGGATTCAATTGCTTTTTCCCATTGTCCCATAGAATGGTAGGTTTGTGCAAGATAGAAACAGTAGCGAACATTATCAGGTTCATCTTCTACTCCTTTAAGAAGTAGAGCTAAATCACGTGGAAATTTATTGTCTTTGCATCCACCATCATTACGATCATCAATGTAAGCTATGTCTTTTGAAAGAGAATTTGATTTACCATCCCAATATTCATGAGTAACACCACGGCATACCCAATTGTGATCCATTCTTACCAAACGTGTATTTGGATACTCAAGACTTCCAGCAGATTGAATAAGTGTATATCCAATTTCCTCCAATGGTTGTTCTTTGAGTTTTCCCGGAACAAATACCATATCACCGTCTAAAAGAAGTCCATATGTATTCTTCAAGTCAAATCCTTTTTCTTTACAATAGTTCTGTGCATTTTTGAAACTAAGTGTACGATTATGTCCAAAATCCTTCCATGTATCTACATTTAAGCATCCTTCATGAGTTGATAAGAACTTAGATGTAATTTCAACTGTCTTATCTGTTGAACCTGTATCTGTAATCACATACGCATCTACAATTCCTTCAACAGAAGCAATACATCTTTGAATAATCTTCTCTTCATTCTTAACCATTAAAATCAAGACAAACTTTGGCATCTTGCGTCCGTATTGTCATTCCTCAATTCATTGTGTCTAAGTAAATGAGCTCGGAATTTGTTAAACAATCCCTTCGTGAGAACTTGAGTCGCACGCTTATCCCACATGTCGCAGATGGTCTTTGGTCTATTTATGACAATGCAAAGACAGCTTGTATTCGCAATAAACAACCTGGTGAAACACTCAAGACCTTTCAGAACCTTCTTACTCGTGTTCCTCAATGGACAGATGAAATTCTGAATGCAGAAGTAGCTCGTATTGAAAAAGTATCAAAGTGTGAATACATGGAAGACTTATTGTTAGGTGTCTTTGTCAGCTATATTCGTGCATTTGCGTCTCTTCAACAATCTGATGAGGCACATGTGAATATTGAGTTTGATCGTCCTTCGCTTTCCAAGTTCATTTTCGCATTTTATAAGGCAGCTGCTCGCAAGTGCTGGTCCAATGCATATATGTTTAAGACTATTGATGTTTCATCTGAACAGCAATCACGAAATCGTCGTGATATTGAAAGTATGTTGAGTGGAACTCTCGATGAAGTAGTAGATAGCTTCATTCCATGGAAGGATATTAGCAAGGCTTATTTCCAAGCAAAGTCTGTTCCTGAAGGACAAAAGAGACCTGATACACCTATTCCTCCTAAAACAGAAGTAATTGAACCTCCTAAACCTTCATTAACATTTGGAGAATCAGAGACAGTTGAGTTTGAAACAGATGATGAAGAGGAGGAACGCCCAAGACTCACAATGGGGGAAGATATAAAACTTGATTTGAGTGACGATGAAGATGAGCCTGCCGCCCAACCTTCAGGAGTTGTGAAGTTGGATATTTAAGTGCGTCTAACTAACCTTAAACCAATCCACAATGAAAATCAAATGGAATACCAGACTCTTGCGATGATTGTAGGTGCAGTGATGATTGTAGCTGCTTTGTTGTATGTGTTAGATCGCCGTGCAAAAACCCAGCAGGTTGATTACACGGATCTAGGTAAGATTGTAGCTGGTTCAGGAGTTCTAACAAGTGGTGTTTTATATTCTCTTGGAACTGAAACAGTTGCTGATGTTGCAGAAACGGTTACCGCTGCTGCTCAAGATATGTTTGTAGGCAAACCTGAGTTCTAAAGTCTTTTCCATACAACATGAAATCCATCCAATAGTTTTGTTAACCCATGTTTTTTCAAGTTATCTGCAATAACTTTATAATCGCACTTTTCTTTATTATCCTGCTCGTATAATACTGTATTTAACTGATCATACATCCAAGGATTTTCTTCAAAAAAAGTCTGTAAAAACCCTTCACAATCTGCAACAAGTGTTGTAAACTTCAACCCATACATTTCTTGAACTTCTTCAAGTGTATAGGATTTTACTGAAGTAGGTTCAGTTGTTGGAACAGATGAAGTTCCATAACCAGAATATACATCTAAATCTACAAGAGATAAAGGTTTTCGCGAAATACATCCTTTGAGAATATAAAATTTACAATCATTAATAGTTCGGTTTCTTTCAAGACAGTCCCAAATTCTAGAATCTGGATCAACTGCAACATGATTAAGAGGATTGTTTAGTTTTCGATTAATTACAACAGATACACTTCCATAACGAGCTCCAAGTTCAAGTACTACATCATTTGGTTGAACAAATTCATTAGCATGTTCTTGCTCTCTAGTTTCCCATAATTGTGTATCAACTTTTTCACCTATTTCGTTATAGATCTCCATATTTATAGGTTAGATGTCTATGCCTCAATGACTAACGCATCTCCTAACTGAGCTGCAGAAGGTGTAGCACGATACTGAGTCATTCTTGATATTTCCTTCTTAGGAACAGCTGAATCTCCACAATATCTCACAATCGCTTTATATAAATCAAAACCATGATAACGATCATGATTATCCATCTTCTTACGAAACATCACTGAAGTTCCATCAGTCTGTTTCATCCACTGTAAAAACAGAGCAAATAACGGATGATCCGTCTCCTGTTTTGGTCCTTTGGGAAACATATCCCAAAAGACTGAGGTAGCAAATCTAACTAAATCAAAGGATGATGACGCGCTGATATGAGGATGCTTATTGTTGTAGAAAGGCTCCATATTATACTGACCTCCTGCTTCTTCATCTTCTTGAAACTGACTGCTCATAAACAGCTTTGACTCCTTCAATCCTGCTAAACGCACATTCACAATCGCACGATCAAAGTCAATAAGTTTGATAAGGTATCCGAATGTTGGAATTTTATAAGGCTGAGATCCATGTTGGTAGAACAAATGAGTTTGATTAGTCTTTACATACATCACATTATTTCCATGGAGATCATTATGAGTCAATCCAAAGTTACGCTGAGCATATGCTAATGCAAATACAATCTGTGAAACCCATGCTACATGTTTTTCAGATTCAGGATGAAGTTTGATGAGATCGTAGAATGTACCTTCACAGTTTTCCATAACTGTTGTTACAACTGGAACATTCTTAAATGTAGCCCACGCAAAGGGTTCAGGTTCATCATCTTGATCCTCTTCCTCATCTTCAAATAAATCAGAACATCCACAAGACTCAATTTCGTAGACATCATCTTCATCAGATTCATCATCCTCTTGTTCAGGAGATTCAGAAGAGGCCATATCATAAGGTTCAACAGTTCCTTCTTCACCAGGTGTCAAAACTGTTTCAACATCGATCTCTTCAATATCATCTAATTCAATTTCATCACCTGTTTCCATAGCAACCCTAGCTCGTCGTGTATGACTGAACTCAGCATCATGACCTGCTGTTCTTAGTTTAAGTTCAAAGGTCTTTCCAATCTTATCGGCAAACCATGACTTTTCCGTTAAATCTTCATAGTCATCTGAAATATCAATTGTATGAGACTCTGAAAGACCAACGTAGACTCCATAGACTTTAGGAAAGTGTTCACATCCAGATTCAGATAAAGCAATAGAGGTAATTGCTCCTACATAGGCAGCTGTATGAGGGCTCTGCATACGTTCTTGCATATCATCTGCTACGTCTGTGCGTTTAGGAACTCCAAAAGATCCGTAATCTCCTCGCATCGTTTTGAAAGGTGATAAAATCATCGTTGTCTTGCGATGAACTGGAATTGTCTGACCTGCTACACGGACATGAGTCGCATCTACAATCGATTCAATAGGATTACCAAGTTTAACCCCATACTCATGTATTCCAGCAATCGTATCCGTCTTAAAGAGCTTTTCAAGACATGGAAAAAAGGGCTGCAACGTATTCATTGACCAATGTGTTGCATCTAACTTTGGCATGCGTTGAAGTTTAAGTGTCAAGGGAGTCGTTTTCAGATCTTTTCCCATTATGAAATGTCTCGGTGATGAATGTGAAAAAATAAACGACGGGGAGAACAAGATGAATTTCCAGCTCAAAAAGTTCAACATGGATATGATCAAAGACCGATGTGGAATGGATTCTCGTAAAAGTCCTATGATTGTAATCATTGGAAAGAAGGATACAGGAAAGTCTTTTTTAGCTCGTGATTTGCTGTTTAATGTCCAAGACTGCTTTCCTGCTGGACTTGTGATTTCACCCACTGAAGCTGTGAATGAGTATTTTCAGTCCTTTGTTCCTTCCAAGTTGATTCACGATAAATATGAACCTGGTAAAGTTCAGAACTTCATTAAGCGTCAGTTTGCAGCCAAACAGAGATTTTTGAAATCCAAAGCAAGTGGAGCACCATTTGATCCTCGTGCATTCATGATTTTAGATGACTGTTTGTATGCTGCAAAAGAGTGGATCAATGAAGAATCAACTCGTTTCGTATTTATGAACGGTCGGCACCTTGATATGATGACGATTATCACTATGCAGTATCCTCTAGGTATTACACCCAACTTGAGAACCAACGTAGATTTTGTTTTTATTCTTCGTGAGAATATCCTAGGTAATCGTCGTAGAATTTACGAGAACTACGCAGGTATGTTTCCAACCTTTGAGATGTTCTGTGATTTTATGGATCAGTGCACAGAAAACTATGAAGGTTTGGTGATTTGCAATAACGTTGCTTCAAATAAGTTAGAAGATCAGGTCTTTTGGTATAAAGCATCTGAACATCCTCCGTTTAGATTATGCGATCAATCTTTGTGGGCTGATAATCGCCCATTTCAGTCAGCAATGTTGGCTGCCGACGACTATAACGCTGCTTCTTTGAGAAAGAAGAATGCCGCGCCTTCTGTGTGGGTGAGAAAGGAAGGGGGAGGTCGCGATTAAAATACTTTCAATAGACAAATGCCTAAGGCAGTAATTCTGTTTAGTTTTACAAAGGACGATAAGACAACTCTTATTGACAACCTTAAAGACCTTGAGTTTAAGCGAAAGGATGGTCGTCGTATCATTTTTTCAAAAGAGTTCTCATTAAATGAAGTTGAAATGGACCTTAGTCAATTGAAGGCAGTCAAGGATTCAATTATAAAAAATGCTACAATTAGAATTGCATCTCCATCTCGTATCTGGAAAGAAGCGTTCAAATCTGCAGGATTAGACTCTCAAGAAGCTGTTCTTCTTGCAGGTTTGGCTTTGGCAAAGGATGTAGTAAAACCTCCAAGTTTTAAAGAAACTGGAGACCCAACTATGGTGGATATGGAAGATGAAACTGCTGCAGCACCTATTATAGCTGAAATAAATAGTCAACAGGAATCACAATCTCAAGGAATTGTAGATGATGACTTTGATGTAGATACACTTGTATCAGGTCTAGCAAATACTAAACTTGGAGGTCGTCGTCGTAAGACACGGTCCACAAGGACCTCTACGCTCCGTCGTGGTGGTAAGAAATCACGATCCAAGAGTCGTCGTCATTAATCTCTCAAGGCTCCTTCACTTGGATGAATAGGCTTAGAAGCATCTGCTAGACCATCTTCCAAAGCCTTCTTTTCTTGAGCAGCTTCTAACGCATTAGCCTTCTTTCGTCTTTCGTTCTCCTCCTTTTGAGCCTTGATAGATTCCTCACGTTGCTCAGCGAAGAATAGCTCTTTGTTGGATTCGTTCTCCTTGTATTTTCTCATCAACTCGTTCAACTCCTTTTCAGCATACTCAACCTCAGGCATCAAGTGTTCCGATGGATCCCATGGAAGCCAAGCTCCAACCTTACCAATATACAAATTGTCCTTTGGATAACGACGTTGAAGAACCTTAGCAAACATCTGAGTTTCTTCTACTGTTGCAAATGAACGACGAACCTTGACACCACGCATATTGGTTCTGAACTCAACCTTATTGTCATACATCTCTTGAAGGTCTTTTTCATTCTTGAGCAAGAAGATCTGGTATTGTTCGTGAATATCTGTCTTCTTAACTTCTTCCTTACGAACATTTACATAATCATTCGCATCCTTCAAAAGATCATCAATCTTTACGGAATACTTCTTGGACAAAAAGGCCATGAAGTTTTCAAGTCCCTTGATCTTCCACTCGTAATCCATCCATTCAATAAACTTCTCAAAGAAGAACTCCTGTTTTTGCTTAATCACCTTCTCAGGACTGATGAAGGAAACAACACAATATTTCTGAGTAGGAATCTCTGGGTCTTCATCCAAGTAATCGATCGGACCATTCTCATCTGCCTTTGGAAGCTCAGTAAGGGGCATTTACTTATTCTTGCGACTTGACCTTAAGTTCTTTCTCCGCACTGTCTTACGCCGACCTGAAAATTTCTTTCTATCTGGATCAGCTCCTTGAATACCTGCTCGTTTCTTAAGAATGTCTCCTTGTTGATATGCATTTTTACCTTCAATTCCACTTAACATACTAGCGATTCTGCTTTCGGGTCCATGAGGTAATCCGGTAATAGCACCTGTTAGTTGAGCATTTCGTACACCTTGACCTTTTTCTCTATATATTTTTCTTAGAATATTCATAACTTTGTTTTCAATTTCTACATGTCTCCTACGGGGCATAACATTCCATCCATCATCTTTCAAATCAAAAATAAGAATATCAACATCTCGAACACCAGGAAAAGTTAGTTTTGTTTTAGGACCTTTAAAGAATATTCCTTCTCGTACGTCCTCTATAGTTCTAACAGTAGGAAACAACTCTGGAATTTCTGCTTTCAGACCATCCGCAAACTTTTCATGATATTCTTCTTTCATACTTAATTGTGCACCAGGTCGAAATACTTCAAACATATCTCTCAACATAAGTCTATCAGAACCCTCCATTATTTTACCGCGATAGAATAGTATTTTTACCTCTTTCGACTTGATCTTAAGTTCTTTCTACGCAGTGTCTTACGACGCTTTCTACGACCTCCTACTGGTTCAGGACCAGCATCTTCCGTGATATTTGTAATAAACTTCTCTATTTGCTGAGAAGTGACTGGTTGATTTGTTAACGGATTTATCATTTCTCTTCCAATCCATGATGTTTCAAGAGCTCTCTTTTGAAAGATAAACCGATTATCCTTATTGAGTCGAATGATTGCTTCCCATGAACGAATTGGAGCCATAGTGATTGGATCACTCCATCCGATCTCTGATCGCTTTATATTTAAAATCTTCCATGGTTTTGTTGTTTCATATAGATTTTTTAGAAAATATAAGACCTGTTTTTCATTTGGATCTCCTATATAATCATCCTCATCTCCCGTCTCCTGAAGAATCTCATATTCATTCATCCATTTATTCTTTTCAGGAATCCAATGATCAAACTCTAAATCAATTGCATTATGATCAGTATAATATTTAGTAAAATAAAGTCGTGTTTTATCACTTTTAAATACTATTCCGTACTCTTTATTGACTTCAATTTCAATAGTAGGAAATAGTTGAGGAAAATAATGTTTTAGTCCATTCTTTGCACTTTCCCTATATTCAGGCCTCATAAATACAAGACGTTTTGGATCTGGACCTACAACAAACATATTCTGCCATTCATTATCTTCCATTATTTTTACTGCCATACAAGATAAATGTATGATATCTTTACCACCGCGTATTTGTTCTTTCTTCTCGTTCCCGGTTTGTTAATTACTCTGCCTCCTGGTGCAGGAATCATGACAGCAGCAGCAATTCATGCAATCATCTTCTTTTTAGTTCTTCAGTATTTGTCACTCTATGTTCCTTGGTGGACAATATGGCTAGTAGGTGTTTCAATTATTTCATTCAAGTTGTATTATGGAGTTTAATTGAACATGAAAAATTCTTCGTGCTTAAGAAGCAAACAAATGGATTCTAAGCCCAAGCCCACACCCTCTGCTGGAGTTGATGTTGCCGATATTGTAACACGCCTTGTAAAATATCTCCTTGAAGGTCTCGCAGTTGCGATCGCCGCGTTCGTTCTACCAGGCAAGACACTAAAGGTCGCCGAGGTAGGTATGATTGCCCTCGTTGCTACTGCTACATTCGCAATCTTGGATATCTATGCCCCAAGCGTTGGAGCGTCTGCTCGCACAGGTGCCGGTTTCGGTATCGGTGCCAACCTAGTTGGATTCCCTCGTGTTTAAACTTTCAATGCGTTAACTAGATGAGATGCTAATGTAGTAGTCAACAGTGTTCCATAGTTATTCTGAGTCATCTGCATGGTTCCCAGAGAAACAACACAAATAGGACTTGAGGTTGTAAAAAGTGTTCGAAGCACCTCAGACAAATCATGAGGAACACAGAAGGTATCGTAGACCCTCGCAGCTCCTAAATGAACTATGTAGTTCGCAGCCACTGCTACTACCCCCCTTAGGATTACTTCCATTTACTATTACATTCATATCTTCTGAATATGACTTCCATTTTAAAGACTACCAACCTACAAGAAACAATGGAAAGTCCCATTTTTCTTGTAAGGTACAACGGAAACTGGATTCAAATACACTCTCGTCCCTTTGAACCTGAGCGTATGACTACAGATGTCGCATGGATTCAAATTAAGGAAGGTGTTTCTGCTGAAGAAGCCTATCGCCGTTGGTTTGAGTTGCAGCGTAGAATTTCTCGTGTTCTCAAATAATGAATACACTTCTCATTTCAATAGCTCTTGTTGTAGTTGTTATTTTAGTATGGCAGATTTGGAGACCATTAGTTACTTCTAAACCTAAGCGTGAGGTTCCAAAGGATAAGGCAAACTTATATTTCTTTCATACAGACTGGTGTGGACATTGTCAGAAAGCAATGCCTGAATGGGAAAAGCTAGAATCAGGTCCAAAGCAGTTTGGAAACACAGAAGTTTCATTTATTCGAGTAAATGCTGAGAAGGACCGCAAAACTGCAGACTTATATGAGATCAACGCATATCCTACCATTAAACTTGAAACACCCACTGGATTATATACTTATTCAGAGGGACCTCCTACTGCTGAAAAACTAACCCATTATTTGAGTATGACATTTGGTAAAGAAGCGTAAAGCTTGCTCAAATCCTTCATCAAATAACTCTTTCTTTTGCGTGGGTGTCAACTCTTGCATAAGAGCGATCTTGTCGTTTTTAAACCAAAGAACATTTGGTGTCAATGTTTCAGTTCGGAATGCCTCATATAACGTAGCTGAATAATCGGAAAGAGTCATTTTTTTCAGACGTTCTTGAGTAATCGTAAGTTCATCACGACTGATATGAAAGACTAGACATTCTGAAGGCACAATCTTATGTAGATTATGTGTGTAGAATCCTCCATCAATGTAGACGTTATTGTAGAGGATTTGTGGATGAAACACAAACGGCAAACAAGAAGAAGCCCGTATTGCATCAAGGATTGGAACTTTACCAGTTAACAATACAGCCTTACGAGTTGTTAAATTTGAAGCGACAATGAACAATTTTTGTGGAGCATCTGATATCAACGCATTTCGTAAGTCAACACCTTGACGATCAAATGCCTTGAGAAGTGTCTGTGTAAAAGCATCCATTGAGAACAAACCCTTTTCTTGAGTGAATGATGTAATAGAAGTCAAATTAATAGATGGAATTACAGTTGATAAATTGAACTCAGTTTCAAACATATGCTTAATCGCAGGAAGTGGAATATTATACGCAAGACCTGTTGCGATAATAGACCCAGCAGAGCATCCGTAGATTCCATTAGGAAAGACTAAAGGTTGATGTTTTTCAAGAGCTGCTAATCCTCCAATCATCATTCCACCACGAACTCCTCCACCACCGAGTGCGATTGAGCGAAACATTCTTGTATGGAGGATGTAAGGATGCTTAAAGCCCGTGAAGTATGGGAAGAGCAAGAAGATCGCAAAGAAAAACGCATGCGAGCAATGAGACCTGTGCTTTCACAACTCTACGGACAAATCCGCAAACAAGCTACTCATTCACCCAACGCACCGTATATAGTCTTTGAAATTCCAGCGTATGTCTTTGGATATCCTTTGTTTCAAATGTCGGAAGCGCGTGAATACATCATGAATACACTTTCGCAAGGTGGATACATGGTGTGGGTGATTGATGATAAATATTTATTGATTTCATGGCTCAAAACAGCTGGTGGTAAGCTTTCTCAACACCGCCCACCTTTACTTACAAACTATCGTCCACAAGTCTATGATCCTTCAACTCTTGGAAGTATGCGATAAGTTTTACGATTTCTTTTACGATTTTTACGAGTTGACTTTCTACCTCCAAATGCAAATTCATTAAGCCAAATTCCTCTATTATCTACAGTTGCAACTTGACCATCTTCAAGTTGAACCCAAAATCTGTAATTTCCACGTTCATTGACAAATTCAATAGTTGCTCTCATACCAGGTGGAATTGTTGATATACAATGACTTAATCGTTTTAAGATGACTATAACAATTTTATGTGATATATCAATTCCATCTGGTCTTTGATGATCTTTCTCACGAGCTTTGATACAATTATTAACCCATTTAACAGCTTCATTTTTATTAGGTTGATCTTGATAATACATAATATCAGTTAAATGTGAAGCAAGACTTTCAAAGCTACTTGCACAGTTAAATCTATAATGTTTGTAATGTTGTGGATAATTACTAGAGTCTAACCTATACATTACTCTACTCTAAGAAAAATGAATACTGTTTCATGTAAATATGAAAGTCATATGAACTGCGAACATGAAGTGGTGGTCCATGATGGTGAACGCGTTTGTACGTGCTGTGGAACGATTTTGGGAGCTTGTATTGATGAAGGGGCAGAATGGAGAGTCTACGGCAATACTGAAGACGACCCATCAAGAACAGGGACGATCACGAGCGAACTCCTTCCTGACTCATCCTACGGATCTATGATGATGAGACGACGTGGAGGTCAACAATCTGAAGAAGGCAAGTCAATCGCTAAACTCTCTGCGTGGTCGTTTTCAAGTCACGGAGAGAGATCGTGGATGGGTATCTTTGATGCTATTCAACAATCCTGTGTAAGAGCTGGTCTTCCTAAAGCAATCGTAATGGATGGTTGTGCAATGTTCAAACGAGTAGAAGATGCTCAAAAGACACGTGGAGAAACACGCCGTGCTTTAATGGCTGCTGCGATCTTTACATCCTGTCGTCAGCACAACGCAACACGTTCCCATGAAGAAGTCGCAAACCTATTCCACGTTTCCATTCGTTCTCTCTGTAAAGCTTTGACCCGATTCTCAGATGAAGGGTCTAATGTATTGAACACACAACTAGGAATTGCTGAACGTATTTGTGCAGAAATGGATTTATCAGACTCTGACCGTGATGCGATTGTTCTCAGACTACATACATTGCCTGAAATGGAACATACTCCAAAGACCATTGTTGCGGGAGTAGTCTGCGCAGTATTGGGCGGACAACTTGCTAAAGTTTCAGAAGCTTCAGGTGTTTCTTCAGTCAGTATTCGCAAGATTGTTGAAAAGCTTAAGACATTGGGAAGTACGTGATTGTATATGTGTATAAGCGTCCTGCACCTCCGTTATTTGTAAGAACAATATTGCTAGTAGACGCTGTAATAGTTGCATTTGAATCAATAGATGACATAGCTGTAACTGTATATGTTGTTCCAGTTAAACAAACCATTGCAAGTTCAGATGTAAAGTTTGTAGAGTTTGCAGTATCTTGTGCTGAAATCATTACTATTCCTTTTTTCCATAAACCAATATTAGAAGTTCCGCCACTAGAAATAGATCCTGTAGTTCCGCTAACAGATGTAAATCCACCAGTAGATGTTTGAATACCGTTGCTAAATGTTAAAGTTCCAACACCATCTTGTATTCTTTTAGAACCTGTTACATCTAGAGCATAATTTCCTGGAAGCATATTAATCCCCAGACCGCCGTTTGCATTTGTTCCAATGCGAGTATATCCATTTACGTCAAGCTTTAAATCAGGTGCTGTTGAAGGAAGTGAAGATAGATTAATTCCTATTCGATTACTAGCAAGATCGCCTACAATAGCTGTATTCGATCCACTTCCAATCATGAGCCGATTGCTTACAGATGTTCCTCCATTTGAAACTCCAGGTCCAAGAAAGATATTATTACTTCCAGATGCAATACCAGTTGAAGATCCAATATAAATATTGGAGTTTCCACCATTCAATGTATTTGCTCCAATTGAAATACTATTTGAACTTGAAACAGTTCCAAAACCAGAACGATATCCAATAAAAACACCATTGATTACACTTGTAGTTGATCCTCCTGCACCAGTTCCTACAAATGTATCATTACTATTTGAAGAAGTTGATAAGATAGAATATGCATTTCCAGCACCTATACCTACATAGACATTTCCACTTGCGTCGCCTACAGCCGATGCAAAAGTATATACAGTATTCGCAGAGATAGTATCTACATTGGTGAGTTCTAATTTGGTTTTGTAAACTCCATTCGTTGTGTCATAGACAAAGACTGGACGAAATACATTAGTCAGAAGATTTTGAACGTTGGACGTACTACTCATTGTATTCACGAGAGACAAAGGTTTAAGTGTATTCTCCGCTATAAGTATAGCGATGTCGTATACTTTGTTCCCTATTAAGTCGTCAGAACAGCACTTGTATAAGATGTATAAGCAGAGCGTGGCTGTTTTTTGGACGCCGGAGGAGATCGACTTTTCAAAAGATCATTCAGACTGGGCGAAGCTTACCGAAGATGAGAAGCATTTTATTACACATGTATTGGCATTCTTTGCTGGATCAGATGGAATTGTCATGGAGAACTTAGTGAGACGATTCCAAGGTGAAGTAGATTCACAAGTTGTCAAGCTATTTTACAGCTTTCAAAATGCTATGGAAGGTATTCACTCTGAGACATATTCTTTATTGATTGATACCTACGTCAAGAATGAAGAGGAGAAGGCTAAACTTTTTAATGCTATTGAGACCATTCCCTGTATTAAAGACAAGGCAGAGTGGGCGGTGGAGTGGATGAATACATATAAAAGTTTTGGAACTCGATTAGCAGCATTTGCGTGTGTGGAAGGTATCTTCTTCTCAGGTGCTTTTTGTGCGATCTTTTGGTTGAAGAAGCGTGGTCTTCTTCCTGGATTGACCTTTAGCAATGAGTTGATTTCTCGTGATGAAGGACTTCATACTCAGTTTGCAGTAGCTCTCTTTCATACACTTGAAAACAAACCAGATCCTGAAGAGATTCGATCAATTATAATGGGAGCGGTTATTCTTGAGAAAGAGTTCATCTGTGAGTCTCTTCCATGTGCTCTTATTGGAATGAATTCAACTTTAATGAGTCAATACATTGAGTTTGTTGCCGATCGTCTTGCAGTCCAGTTAGGTGGTGAGAAGATCTATGGAACACATAATCCCTTCGACTTTATGGATTTAATTTCATTAGAAGGCAAAACTAACTTCTTTGAAAAGAAGGTCTCAGACTATTCACGCGTTCAGTCTTCAGGAGAACTTCGGTTGGATGAAGATTTCTAAACTAAGAGTAATGGAGGATACTATAAAGAATCTTGATAAGAATTTATCCAAACTTGGAAAAGTAAAACTAGAAACAGTTAATAAAATTGAGTCTGCAATTAATGATATTGTAGAAATCACCGAAACAGATGATAGATATGCCAAATTCAAGCAACAAGCGTTAGATTTGAAAGCAAAATTTGAAAAGCTTTCTTCTGAAATTGTCTATGAGAATCCTAGTGGAGGTAGACGTAAGACTCTTAAGTTTAAGAAAAAGAGATTGATGTCAAAAGCCTACTGTAAAAAGACAGCCTGTAAGAAGATGGGCTTCACACAGAAGGCTTCTTGTCGTCCTTATAAAAATTGTTATTAATGTAGAATTACGTTTCCTGCAGGTGTCTCTAGCTTCTCACTACCTGTTTTAGAAGGTGTCAAAGGGACAAAGTTCTCAGTCGAAAATGTCTTTAATACAAAGAACAGAATGAATGAAATTACAATCACAACTAACACATACTTAAGAAGTGTCCACAAAAGTCCCTTCATTGACGAAGAATTCTTCGCAGCGTAGGCACCAATTCCAGACGCAACCATTGTTTCAACAAAACCTCCTCCTTTCTTGGGTGCCATTTATGAGAACACAAGATTAAGTTCCAGAGGCTGAGTTAGTTGTATTAGGTGGAGGAGGTTCAGAAGGTTTTCCAAACATAAAAAGTAGACTAAACAATACGATGAAAAAGATAAGCAGACCTATCAAGAAATAACCGAAATATTTGGCTGCTGTTCCCATAACTCCTAAAACATCGGAATCAGGGTTTTGACGAGCAAGATAAGCACCTGTTCCTACCAATGCCGCACTTTCAATTAATCCAGCACCTCCACGAGATCTCTTATAAAAGTTTCTTCTGCGACCCATTTACCCTTATCATGTGAAATAAATGGAATGGATGAAGACGTTATAATCTCAATTACAGTTTTTTTAACATTGGCTTTTTGTGCTTCAGCAGTCTTAATTGGAAATTACGTTTGTCCGCCTACTCGTCCTAAACGTGGATTATCGTATTTGGAGGATGATGACTTCGTTTAAGGAGCCACAACCTTTCCCCGCCTTTCTATAAATGGAGTTTTTACACGCATCAATTGCATTGCTCGCATCTATGGTTCTAGTCCTTGCAGGTATGGTGGGTTGGATTTATTGGCAACAAACACGTCTATTTCAGAACATGAATGCAATTGCATTAGTCATTGGTGATCTTAATCAGACTTTGATGTCAAACATCGTTCAACCCAAGATTGAATTGGCTACTATTCCAGAGCCAAGTGAGACTCTTCAACGTGCTGAGATTCCTATTTCAGATGACGAGGATGATGACCGACTCTCTATTGAGAAGGAAGCTGAAGTTATCACAGGTCCTCCAGAAGCATTAGATATGGACGGTCTCCAAGACAAGTCAAAGAAGGAACTTCAAGAGATCTTGACAACTCGCGGTATTCCTTACAGTAAGTCTGATGCAAAGGGCGTTTTGATTTCACTACTTAAGGCAACTGCATAAATTTTATTGAAAGTTATAGGATAATGAATGGTAGTATGGAAGTAGACGATCCACAACATCATCGTAGTGTTGCTTTTAATCAAATTGCTCGTTCTAATAGTGGTTCATTCTATCCTCTTGAATACGAACGTGCTGTTCCAGGTAGCAAATATAGATTAAAACCTTCGCCTCCACAAACTTTATATAGTGAACCGGCTCAGAATGTTAAAGGTCAATTATGGTCAAATAGTCAAGATCGTCGTACTGCAAAACAAGAATCAGATTTTGAAGGAGGTCCTAGAGCACATCTTATAGATGACCCTATGTTTTTTCAATCACTTAATAATAGAGCACTTAATGTTGGTATTCAAGCAGAAGTTGAATCTCTACAACGATCAGGATATAGTTGGCGTTATATAGCTGAAGTATTTTTTTCAAGATTAGGCAGTCTTACAGGATTAGGTACAAAACAAGACATGAAAGATTATCAAGTTCTTTATTTCAAACTATTAAGTCTTATTCCAAGTGGTCTTCTTGAAGATCCAACAGGTGAAATGAAATCAAAACTTATTTATGCAATTGATATTCTTGGTGGAAAGGATAAAGTTGGAAAAGCTCGTCGTAAGACACGTGGTCGCAAGAAGCTTAGGAAAACCATACGTAAGAAGTAATAATGAAAGTAGTTTCCTTTGATGTTGGACTTCGTAATTTAGCCTATTGTGTCCTTGAAGGCACAAGTCGCACCGATGTAAAGATCATAGATTGGAATATTATTGACGTATTAGGAGAACAGGCAGGTGTCGGTGCTCCTAGATGTCATAAATGCTCTACGGCTGCTCGTTTTGAACACGCAAGTAATGGATTGTTCAGTTGCGCAAAGCACTGTCCTCGTAAGAAGAAGGCAATGACTAAAACTGAAATCAATCGCTTAACTCCTAATCAGCTTCATGAAAAAATTGAAGCAGAAGGATTGGAAACGACTGCTACTAAAAAATCAGATTTAGTAAAGTTATTGTATAACCATCACAAGCAGAATACTTGGAAGAAATGTGTATCTTCAGCAATTCAAGGGTCTGTGTTAGATCTGGCTCCTGCAATCATCAAGAGTTTGGATGCTCGAACTTCTTGGGTTGGAGCGGATATCGTTGCCTTTGAGAATCAAATGGATCGACGGATGTTTGGAGTCCAAGCGATGCTCCAGATGTATTTTTCATGTCGTGGGTTTCGATGTTTGGGGGTTTCGGCAACTCACAAGCTATCAAACATTGTGACTGTGGAAGATTCAACCGCAAGTTATAAAGGCCGCAAAAAGACAGGCATAACTCATGCATACGCTTTAGTTCCTGCAGCGAATCAGGCGCATTTTGCTTCCCATCCGAAGAAGGATGATTTGGCTGATTCATTCTTACAAGGTCTTTGGGTATTAGAGCATGAAAGCAAGTAAATGGATCGTCCCTAGTGAGGTCCTCCGAAACGTCCAAAATGGATCTGGATTTTTTTAAAAAAGTTGAAGTTAGTGTTACCATGGAACAATTCATTATTAGAGATCCGAAAGAAAGTGAGAATGAGTATAGAGTTCGTGTTTGGAAATCAAGAGAGTTATGGGATTATGTACAAATTGAGTGGAAAGAAGAAGATATGGAAGACTACATGATGGAAAAGATGCTAGAAATGAAGCATAAGGTGTATAGAATGGACTTAGAGGATATTGACAGGGAAGTAAAAGGTACAATAGAATTTATGGAGACGCTTGATCGTAGCACACGAGAACATGAGTATATCTGGTGTCAGATGTATATCTACTATCTTGGGGAAAGAAAGACTGAGTTCCAGATGGAAGTCGGTATGAAGAGATGTAGGATATGGTAATAATATTTTTTTACTCTGTCGCGTTCTAACTTTAAGAAGGACGTCCAAGTCACTTATAAGCATGGACATCGACCTACTCGTAAATCCACAATCTGCAGGAATCGCTAATTTAGAAACAGTGGATCTTCCTACACTCTCGTTTGATGACGTTCCTGCGCCAGCACCTGCTCCAAAGTTGGTTCCTTCGTCTGAGGACACTGGACCTATTCAGCTTGGAGGAACCATGAACTTCAATGCTGAACCGTATGCTCCTTCGGTGACTCCTCGCAAGGTATCCGATGAGTCCTTGATGAAGGAGAAGTACGAGGTTCTTCGTAAGTTTGAACGTCTGTCCAAGATGGGTGTTCCAATGAGGAAACGTTTTACAATGGATTCACCTTTGGAAGAGATGAAGCTAGAACTTGAGTTCATTAAGCGTGAGAAGTCTATGGACGCTACCATCAAACAATTCTCTGAATGGTTTGTTACGGCTATGAGTGGATTAGAATACGGTTCCAAGCACGTCACTCTACTCAAAGCGTTTGGTCTTCAATTAGATGGTCTTTCAGAATCTGCTCAAATGAATGTAGTAGATTTAGAAGATGATTTTGAAGAATTGTATGATCAATATGGCGAGAACTTAAAGATGCATCCATTGGTCAAGATTCCTATGAGAGCATGTATGATGGTCTATATGGTTCACTTGACCAATCAAATGACACGCAAGGCACCTATTCCAAATATTGATGACATTATGCGACAGAACCCTGATATTGCACGTTCATTGGCTGCAGCTGCTATGCAGAACCAGACACAACAAATGCGTACAACTGCAAATGTTCCTCCACCACCTCAAGCAACTAATCCTCTTTCAGGTCTCATGAGCTTCATGCAATCCGGTATGCCACCAGCTCCTCCACCATCCATGATTCCTAAACAACCTGCTGCAGATAAGCAGGTCAAGATTGGAGGAGGTGCAAAGGTTAAGGTAACAGCACCAGCACCAGCACCAGCACCCGCTCCTGCTCCAGAAATGCGTTCACCTCCAAACATTGATGAGCTTTTGAAGAGCATTAAGCAGTCTGTTGTGGTTCCTCCAGGCAATGGACCTCCTGCAGCAGTTCCTGCGTCAGCTCTTCGTGGAGCCAATCCAAAGAAAAATGCTGGCTCTACAGGAAAAAACTCAGTAGTAATTAAGCTATAATGAGGTTTGAAGATGTAAAACCAGGAATGAATGTTATATTTGATCGCGAAAGCATTGATTTTGAGAGGTGGGGACGTCTTAATCATGCTGATTATCAAAGAGTTTTTCCAGACTATCAGAATCCAAGACAATGGTACGAAAGAAGTTTTCAAATATATGAAAATGTGCCTCTAAAAGTACTTAGAAATGATAATGTTCCTGGACGAAATGGTAGACCAGGGTATATGGCAATGCAAGTAATGACTCCAGATGGAAATACAGGTACTATTTTTGACGAATTTTTTAACCCAAGAAATGAAAATGCTTTCCGATTATCTGTCGTTCAAGAAGGACGTGATGTTCGTAATACTCGTTTAATGGCGGCACGAATGGGATTACCTGAAGGACCTGAAAGTATAGTATCATCTTACGTTAGTGGAATTGACAAGAAAAACTCTGGTCAACAGCAAGATATGCTAATACAACAGCAAGGAATTCCATATGTTGGACCTAAAAGAACACGTCAATCGGGTGGAAAAAGCCGCAGAGGTCGAAAGAACCGTCGCAGGACACGTAAGCATTAACCAAATCTAGCTACTCTAGCAGCCCTCAACTCTTCAGGAGTCATCTTAACCTTTTCACCTATAGCTTCGCCTTCAAGTTCACACATTTGAACCCATTGTTCTTGAGTTATTTTTTGAAACGTCTTTAAACAAATCGATAAATCTTTAGAAGTCTTCTTTCCCATATGACGACAATAGTCACAATTTGTCATGACGATATATTGTGTCCAAGGTCCTGTTCTCATTACTAATGCGTAGAAGGTAGACAACTGCTTCCACGTAACAACATTCTTCTTGTAGCTCACGTGCTTCTTATATTTGCACTGAACTGCATAATACTTTCCATCTTTTTCGGCCACGATATCGATTCCAACATCCGGGCGTTTAAGGCTTAGTTTTGTTAAGAGTTCTTCAGGAACATCTTTCAGTAACCAAACATTTGGCAACTTGCGAACATGCTTGAGATATTGAACACAGAACTCTTCAAATACATCTCCACGTATCTTTTTGTTGTCTCGTGTTCTCATTTCAGTAAAAGTGTGTGCTGGTTCATCATACCACTTTTGGCACTCAGTTAGAAATATGTCAAAGAGTCCCGTCCCATCTGGACGAGGTGTTAGAAATAGTTTATGCAGATCCATGATAAGGTTCAAAGTATTGCTTAAAACAAATCCATTTTAACCAAACATAGGTGGAACATTACGATCATATGCAGGCCAGTCTGCTTTTGAAATTCCCGCATCTACTTTTTTATTTGTCATTCCTTCTGAACTTCTACGTGAGACACCCATCGCAATAATCACATATCCTGCTGTGAGCAAGGTTGATGTGATAATATCACGAGTAGCAATGAAACATACTGCAAAAATAGCAATACGCCTTAGGATAAGATTACGAGAATATTCTTCCTGACTTCCGCTGAATTCATCCACTAAATGGCGAGATCCAATGTTGAGTAAAATCATCATCACGCCAATGAAAAACTTATTAGTATTGAGTGCCTCAAGATATTTCTGGAACTTCATTATCTTGAATCAAGATTTTAGACGGGAGCAACTGAAGAGGATGAACCCATAGAAGGTTGAACTCCGCCGGATGTAGTCATAGAAGTCATAGAAGGCATTGTAGGCATAGGTGTTGTCATAGGTATAGTTCCAACACCAGGTGTTGTATCAATAGGTGCTCCTATACCTGATGTAGGAGGTGTTGTATTAATTGGGTTTCCTAAATCTATTGGAGGTATTAGCGGAGGAGGCGGAACACTTCCGGACATAGAAGAAGTTGGTCTGCACTCTTTCAATACAGAATCATATGCATATCCATTTGGGCAAGTAATTTTTGGTTGAACAGTTGTTGTAGGTGTTGTGAACATCTCACGGCTAGTTCTAGAACATCGCACATATGCAATCACTAACAAAAGTGCTACAGGGCAGCTAATATACTTGTGAACATAAACGATAGCCGCCAATGCTGCCGCCTTGCCGACGGATGTAGATAATACTTCGCGAACCATCTGAAGACTAGGAATAAACGCAAGATAGAAAATTAATACGCCGACGACAATCAATTCATTGCGTGATGAGAGCATTTATAGTTCCCTCATATTTTTCTGTGTTTCTTTGAACAAGTGGAGTATGAACTACTCAAGTTTAGAAGATGCTTTTGGCACACCTTTCGGACAACGAGCCCCCATTACCAGTTCTAGCGCAGAGAAGGATGATACTTCTAAAAAAGCCGACAACAAGGCGAAGCTCGCTGAAGTCGTCAAGTCTGTTGAAAACAGCTTGCCTCTGGATAAAGATCCAGCTACTGAATCCTTCAGCGTAGCACCCCGACGCCCTTTACCTGAAGCTCCACTAGATCCTCGTCTTCCAACCTTTCGTCAGCCGTCAGAAGGGAGCTTTCGAGATCGTGTTCGCGAACATTTTGCAATGAGTGGTGGAGGTGGTGATGATTCAAAGTTGGACAGAATTTTAAGATTGATTGAACAAAATAGAACAGGCTATGCACCAGCTACAACACAGGATATGCTCCTATATATTGCGACGGGTGTGTTTTTCCTTTTTACCTTCGATACTTTTGTGACGCTTGGAAAGGCTATGAGAGGGCGTTAGACCAAGTGAGCGAAGTGAATGTGGACGTTAATTTAGTCGGGTTGAAAGACTTGAGAACTGATCAAATCCGTTGTCAAGGTATTCAATCTCAAACGTTAAGCAATAATTAGCACCATTGACGTTTGCAGCAGATGCTACTGCAGTGGTTGTGTTTGAGAGTGTCCAGTAGATGAACCCCTGGCTACCCTGTTGGGAGTGAAGACGAGGGCGAATACGAAGACGATCAAGCTTTCCAATTGGAGGACTAAAATTTGCCTTATTCTCCATACTAGAATGATCGTTGTATTCTATGAATCCAGTTGTTGCAATTGCAGTTGCAACCGACGACTTAGTGTACACTGTGTTTGCAATCTTTGCAAAGAAGCTGTCCGGGAACTGTGACCTATTTCCTGCAACTGCTGTCTCGTCAGTCTTATTCAGACCGTCAATGTCGACGAGGAAGTAGTTTGGAATGTAGTTTGAAGCAGATGATGTATTCACTGCAACATCAGTGCTATACACTGCAGTTGACACGTTGGATCCATTTGTGTATGAGTGAGACCATGCGAGATCTAACGAGGGAAACTCAGCGCTCATCAAGCGGAGAGACACGACTTTCTCGTAGACACGAGGTAAATATACAACGAACTCACCATTGGTGTAATAAATGCCTGTATCACGATCGGCCGAATCTACGTGAAGCACCTTCTTTACGGTGCGTAGTTCAGTCTTTGGAACTGAAGTAGTCACAATGCTTCCGCGATAGTCAAAGTTCATTATTACTTCCCTGCTAAATCTTTATCGGCAGTTCTCCACGTTTTCCCATGCAACACGAAGGAATACACTCGTGCCATTCCCCATGCTTCTTGACTTGCTCCTGGGCGATGGCCTGTGCGCCACGCAGCCATTCCACGATTATACACTTTTTTCAATGTACCTTCAGACACACCTGTAGCCTTTGCGATTGCTGGAATACCCTTTACGCCTGGATACTTCTTATGAAAACGCATTGTGTAGGACGAGGGGCGGCGCTGAGTTCCTTTGTCAGTTTTGAAAGGTTTATATGCCTTTGGATCCTTCCATGACATCTTAGACCTACGAGTGATCTCACGTTTACGTTGTGCCTTGCGACGAGTAGATAAACCACGATAGTATTTAGGTGGCCACAGCATTGTATTTCTGCGTTTAAAAATAAGAATGGGTGATTCTGGCGCTACTGATGTTGGACAAAATGTTAGCTGGACCGTTGTTTTAGAAGAATACTTTGCACAAACAGGTGAGAAGGCGAACGGGCTCGCCATAATGCATAAGAAATCTGAAAGTATTTTTAGTCGTCGTAAGGTCTATATTGATTTGCCTGTGATTGTAGGATCAGGTGCAGTTGCCTTCTTGAATGCAGGCTCGTCTAGTTTATTTGCAGGAAATGCACAGCTTGCTGCAACTTCATTAGGTGTTGCGTCTCTTACAATTGGTATTCTAAACACGATTGGAACATATTTTGGTTGGGCAAAGCGTGCCGAGGGTCATCGTATGTCAGGAATCCACTATGCAAAGTTGTATCGCTTTATCAACGTAGAGATGCGTCTTCCACGAGAACAGCGTATGCAACCAGGTGATTTCTTAAAGTATGTTAAAGATCAGTATGACCGTTTGGCCGAACTGAGTCCCCCAATTCCAGGATCCGTTGCAAAGGAGTTTTCCTACACAATGCAAAAATACATGGATATCTCCAAGCCAGAGGAGACAAATGGATTGAATAAGATTGAGATCTTCGTAGATTCAGCTAATGAGTTGGGTGGACTTGTGAGCCCTCTTCCTGCTCCTCCAAGTCCCATGGTGAAGCTCGCACAGGCTCCAAAGGTTTCGGCTCAGGTCCCCCCAAAGACATTTTAGAGATCTTATAGCCTCTCTTTTTATATAAAGTGTTTCTCTGACCAAACTGACGACGAAACTGAGGATCTACAATATCGATAATCAGTGGATGAATCTTTCGTACCGATTTTTCAACTCTCAAAATACGACCAACAATTTGATCAATATCAGGGCGAGGTGTAGCCATTACAAGAGTGTTTAAAGTGGGAACATCAAAGCCTTCTTTACACATTGAATAGGTTGCAATCAAGATCTTTTTATCAGCACAAAACTCAGCTCTTTTTGCAGAAGATACCTTTTGTGAAAGAATACAAGCTGTCTCTTGAATGGCTGGAGGAAGACCTTCTAACAATGCCTTACAATGTTCTACACGATCGGATAAGACTAATACTTGTCTTCCTTCTTCACAGACATCTTCAATGATTCCACAGAGCCACCGAGTTCTATCTTCACATTCAGCCAATTTATTGACCATGATTGGAACCGATACAAACCCTTGAGAACTCAAAACTATTTCATTGAATCCTGGGTCAGTATTGACATATTCAAAGACTTCTACATTTACTTTTGTATCGACTGAATCACCTGTTTCAGATTTGTATAACAATGGTCCAAGAAACCAATGGATAACATGCATTAGCTTATCTTTGCGATCAGGTGTAGCAGATAAGCCTAACATGTATTTCGAGGTGATTTTGGGGAGAGCCTGAACAAACACCTCTGAAGCAATATGGTGGCACTCGTCAACAATGACCAAGCCGATCGGTCTGAAGAGATCACCATTTAAGTCCTTCATAGAAAGTGTTTGAAGCATAACTATCACAACATCTCGGTCGGCTACATCACAAATATCTGCTTGAACTCTTCCAATTCTTGCTTTAGGTAGAAAGGACTTGATACGGTCTTCCCATTGGTCTCTCAAGAAAGTGTTATGGACGATTACAAGTGTAGGTAATCTTAACTTTGAAGCAATATACAGAGCACAAACAGTTTTACCTCCTCCTGTATGAAGTGAAATAATACCATCGTGAGGTTCAGGTAATAGAAATGAATTTACTACTGGAAGTTGAGCAGGACGAATCGATCCAGCAAACTGCCAGAATTTAGCATCTGTTTCTGGAACATCTCTTTTTGAAGGAACTGGTCCATACTTTTCAATACCATAATGCTTAGGAAGATACAAATGATTCTTGTCTTCGTGATACACTGGATACCGAGGGACTGCATGTGGATTAATAAGTGAAAAGGGTTTGACCATCAATGCCTTCTTGATTGCCGCATCATTAGACGTCTTTGCTATTTGATATCCGTTAATGGTCAACATTAAGAACAACTTCTTTACACTTCTACGTTTCATTTTCTGTGTAGAAAATCAAATGTGGAAGTCACTTGCATCTGAATACTTTGGAACGCTTTTATTGATTTCAGTGATTGCACTGATTGGAAACCCTCTTGCTATTGGAGCTGCTTTGTGGGTCGCAATCCTGTTAGTAGGTAAATACTCAGGTGGACATTTCAATCCTGCGGTAACCTTGTGGGCTCTCTTGAAAGGTAAGATCACTTCTAACCTTGCTATCGGACACGTGTTGGCTCAACTGGCAGCAGCTGCAACTGTTTGGAAGCTCGCTTAATTTGAAGCAGGAACATCAACAGTGCTGATTGTATTGTAAATCAAGCTATCAACTGTATCCATAATTATGTCAATTGAATCTTGTAGTTCAGACATATGATACATAATTGCAGGTCCATTTGCTGGAGCAATCTGAATCTTGTGCCATGGATCAACATCTCTTGTGAGAGAAGATAACAAGTTTGAAATATACTTATGAGTTCCATCGCGATTCAATGTAAAATTATAGTTAACTGAAATATCTCCAGGGGTATATTTGACACGAATCGTATCAGATTCATTTGTCGTTCGCTCAAAGAGAACGATGTCATCCTTCTTTTCAGGAGTCTCATATGGAACAAGCCAGATCTTCAGTAGATGCATTATTACAATACGGAACGTCATCTTTAAATGCCTAGGTCTTCCTCTTGAAACATGTGAGCATCTTCAGGGTCTCTTCCATCATTGTTGGCAGCATTTGAGTAGTCTCCATAATTTCCACGTTCAACAATGTCTTCATTAATTGGAAGTTCACCTTGGTTCTCGTAATCTACTGGACGACCTACACCTATGTCCTCTTTCTCTTCTTGTTCTTCTGAGACTTCTCGTGCAAACAAGACGCGATCCTGTTTGGTAATGATGTAGGGTGCTAATCCACGATCTACTAATTCTTTTGTAATCTCACGATCCGCATCGGTCATCATTCTGAATCGTTCTGTGAATGTAATACGCTCTTTTGCCTTGAGTGTGTTTGTGATTTCAGCTGCTTTCTTTACATCTGCTGTTAACATCATCAATGCTAGATCGTTCTTTTTCATAGCATCCAATCGGGTCTTTGTTAATGGATCTTTTGAGATCTCCTTAGTCAATTCATATACGTATCCTTTTGTGATATCACGAAGGTCATCGTTTTTCTGCGTAGAATCAATTGTTCTAACTGGAACCGGTAATCCAAATTCACTTGCAAGACGACTTGCGATCAATACATTGGTATGCCAATCTTCAGAAGCATCTTTTCCTAACTTCAATCGTGCTTTGACTTCAGCGCTTTTCACATCTACAGATTTGGGTGTAACACGTTCAGAAACAGATTCATCAATCAACTTAGTCTCAATGGATCCAGGTCTTTCAAAGTGATTGATTCCAGACCTTAATTGAACATCGGGCTGCTTGATTTTAGGTGGTCTACCTGAACTCCAATAGGTTCGCAAAGAAGGACATCTTGGAGGAGACACGATTTTTCCAAATGTATCTTTAGAAGGCATTACCAATCCACCTGGAATCATTGTAGAAGGTTTAGTAGGTTCTTCAGCAGGTATAACAGCTTTTGCTTGTTCAAGAGCAGTTCGTAATGGTTGTGATCCTTTCATCAATGTATCAATGGTTTTCTCTACTAAGTTTTTGGTCTTCTTAGGTTGATTCAAAACATTACGCATCGTTGTAGCACTTGAACCTTTGAACGAAGTAGGATAGGCTTCCAATGTTTTAGAAAGCACTAACATCATGCTATCTACAATCGTATATCCTTCAGGTTTAGCAACATCACGAGGATAGCCACGTAAAGTCAAAGGCTTACTTCCAAACGATCTGCGAGGAACCAAAGGAGGATTATGAGACTGAATCATTAAAATCATCTGTGCGATTCCTGCAACACCTCCATCCAACTTTGCCTTTTCTAGCTGAGCTGAAACCTTACGTCCCATTTCAAGAATAGGTTGAAGTTGATCTACTTCAGGAATCACATGAAGAAGTGAAATCAACATAAAAAATACTTCATCGGATGGTTTGGAAAAGTCAAATAACTCTTTCAATCCTGATAATGTCTTGATATGATCCGCTACACCATGGCCATCAAACTTTTTAACTTCTAAAACATCTGAGCGACGAATCACACGGCCATCATCTGTGAAGTCTTCTTGATCTTCAAGAACATCTGAGTTGACATGTTCTCCACAGAATTTACAAACTCGGAATCCATCTACTTTAGCAGTCCATGTATCATAGAATGTTCTTCTGTCTGTAGCAAGATCTCCGCTCAATAATGCCAATGTGTGAGAACAGACTAAGAACAATCCTTTTGAATCGGTATAGGTTTTCTCAGATAAAAGTCCTCCGCGAATTAACTCTGTTATATCTCTTAACTTATCTTCTGCAAAGCGATCTGGATCTCCCAAAACAGTTACAACTTCACGACGAAGCTGTGATAGTTCACGAACAGGAGCTGATGCAATTTTAGACTCTTTTGAAGGTTTAGGTTCAACAGGTCTTGCGTTTACGAGTGCTTTTACATAGCTTTCAAGGATTGAACTTGGTGTTGCTTCTAACCATTGTTTACGAAATCTATATCCTTCGCGTTTACGTTCTTGTTTTAGCAATTCTAAAGGAACACATTGATAGATCATCTTATCCTTCGCTCCCCACGTTCTACGAAGAATTCCACGAGTTTGAAATGTATTGAAATCAAGTCCTTCCAATTCACATTCTGAAATAGTTGTAGGAGGATATTCAAATACTCCATCTGATCCAGGCATCATTGCAACAGTTCCATTCTGACCTGCTTGAGATAACAACATATGAACTACTAACTCTCCTCCATCTATTTGATCCATCAACCATTTGCGAGATGACATCGCAGGAAAATAGGGTTCATAGTACTTCATCAAATTCTCAGAAGGCTTATCTCCACCTGGTTTAGGAAAATCAATTGCTTGAGGTTCAGCTTGAGGTTGAATAGGTTCTGCAGGTGGAAATCTAGACTTCCATGAGGTCCAAGGAATATCTGATAACTCAACATCATAGACTTGTAAATACTTCATACCTTCACCATAAGGATCTGGAGTAACAGGAACAGCATGAGTTAAAATAGCATCCAATGAAGGAACAACTTCTGAAAGAGGAGCAGTTGTTTCAATCATAACGGCATCACTTGATTTCAAAAAGTCATGTTCAGGAAGTGGATTTGGAACTGGAACTGGACGTTTGTCTGCATAGTATCCTACAAATCGAATCATATCAGAAGTATTCGCCATAGGAATGCTCAAAATATCAAATCGTCCATCTTCATGTCGCTGTGTTCGAGGATAGTAAAATGTAGGTAAAGCACGAATAGGTTCTTTACCTTCTGAGTTGACAAACTGAGTTGGAGAGTCAAATGAATACGTAATTCCTTCTGTTTCAGTCTGATAAGGTCTTGGAAGAGCAGTCATCATAGAGCGATAAAACTGAGGAAGACGTACACGTTCAGCACTATACAAAGGATTCCACGATTGTTCATAGGAATATCTGGAAAGACTAGCAGATGCATAGACTGGATGAATCCAACTAAATTGTTTTCCATATTCTGGTTCACGCAATTCATAGGTATCTGCAGTTGGAACAATATGTTTAATATACAACTGTCTTAAACGATCTGATTCATGTTTCAAGACTTCCATCTGTTTCTTGGTCGTTCGTCCTTTAGGAATCATCTTTTCATACGCATCTCCAACTTGTTCATCTAACGTGTAGAAGCGAATTGTTTCAGGACGCTGAATGGTTTCATCATATGAAAATTCATCCAATACTTTGAACTCAGTCAAATTAAATGTAAAAAGACCACCTTCTTTGGTTGCTCTTTCATTTAAGGTTTCCTCTTCTAAGTCTGCCCAACTACCAATTCGTCCTTCGTCTACTTTTGGAAAGACGTTATTCATTATACTGACTTAAGAATGCTTTCACAGAGTGCCACCGCTTCTGTCTTGAATTTTTCAATAACTTTCTCTGGTGCAATCTTGCTACTGAATCGGACAATCATCTTTGGAAGAAGTGGATGAACAATTCTATATGAAACATAATTCACTTTTTGATTGTAAATTAGAATCTGAGCAAGAGCACCAATCGTATGTCCTTCTTCTTCGGTTTCAATTGAATACCAATCTCCCTCTTCACGCTGAATAGGATTCTCACACCAAGTTTCAATCTTCTTCTTGAAGATTAAGGCTGCTTGTTTCAGTAGATCCTTTGCAGGAGTTATACCTATGCTTTCCAATGCAAAGTCAAACCAATACGGACGTCCTTCATCATCACGAGCATAGGATCGTTGTATCTCATAATTATCAAATACCTTTGCAAGCATCGCTCGTTCATTGTCATCGTCTCCTGCTGAAGCAACATATGAATCCTTATCCAGCTTAGCCAACTCTTGATCAATATGATTCTTAAATGTAGCTACACAGACTTGTGAAGTACCTTTCATTTCAATAGCAAGAGATGCTTTTACATGAATAGATTCACTTGGTTGAAGACGCATAAAGTATAAGGGTTCATCTAGATCACGATCCTTGAGAATAATACCTGAACGAGGACCATCAACTGCAAAGTCATCTGAAGTGATGTCTACAGCTTCCTTGCGAGTTAGATCCGGTGTAGCAGGAGGAAGATATCTCAACTCAATCTTTGTGTCTCGAATTACAACAGTCTCTTCAGGTCGGACATTGATAGGCAACATCTCAACACGGTGTTTTAGCATCTCATGAATCATCTTAGTAGAATTGTCTAGAATTTGAACATCACGAACAACTACAGTAGGAATTTCAGAAAGCAGAATACGGCGAAGACCATTCACAAATGCTACAGGAACATTTTTGAACTCAGTATCGAGGCGATAACCATTTTTAGAAAGTGTAAAGGACTCCATTGTGTCTACTCAACCTTTCGTTATACCTTATCCGTTTTTTTCAGATGAAACAGCAACGAGATGAATAACCAACCGATTCTTTTTTATAGTACTCGATGTTCGCACTCACAGCAGATTATTCAGACGCTAAAGGGTCTCAAGAAAGAGGGCCTTTGCCGTATGTTTTCAATAGATGGTAAGCAACGATCTGAGTTGCCTCCATTTTTAAAGAGTGTTCCTACTCTCTACAATCCAGAAACAAAGGACGTTTACATTGGCAAGGATATTTATGCATATATTGCTAAGCCAGTAACCTCTCGTCGTGAAGTTCCTACTCAACAACAATCTCAAGTCGCTGCGGCTCAGCCTACAGGATCTAAGTTAAGTGCTCAAGGTGGAAATGAAGGAATCCGTGAGTGGTCTTTTTCAGGTTCTGGTTTTTCAGATTCCTATTCAGATTGGTCAGCACCTACTAACTTTGTATCGGATGAACTACACTATACCTATATTGGAAATAGCCAATACACACCTCCTGCTCCTGAACCCGAGACCAAACAGAGCTATGAAGGTGATAAGACAGGTCGTAACAATGATCTTGCTGCACGAATGGAACAAATGCAGAAGCAGCGTGACGCCGAGTTCGCCGGACCCGTGCGTCAGTAAGCTTACACATTCTGCCAAAGTATAAAGTAATGTCTAAGAAGATCTTTATGGATGCATTTTTTACTCAGTTCCATGAGTTCATGGTTCAACTAATGACTGTATTTCCAAATGATCCTGATTTTGCAATCTATGATACTGGAATATCTTTACTTAAAAATGTGAATCCTGGACTTGTCATTGTAGAATTCAATAAACATGTTCTTCCATTTGAAGACATTCTACGATCTAAAAACTCAGACTTCTTTTTGAAGCATACCTTTGACTCACTTTCGCCTGATAATACGATGGAACAGGTAATAAACAAACTCAAAGGTTATTGGGTTAGTTTATCAGAAGCAAATAAGGAATCTATTTGGAGATATATCATTCTACTGATGGACATTGTTAAGCGTTGTTAGAAATTAACTGTTTTCTAATGTTTTTAGTTTTTCTTTTAACTGTTCTCCCTTTCTACAGTTTTCTATACGAGCCATAACAGCATCCCAACTAGATCCTCCAGTTTGACCTGCGGCTGTAATCTCTTGTTGTGTTGGATTACTACATGGCTGCATATTAGATATAGCGCTTTTTACCATATTTATATTTTCTTGACGAATTTGAGCTTGAGTCATTCCATATGATGGATTAGCAGTAGCAGCAGTAGCAGTAGCAGTACTTACAGGCTCTGCTGCTATTGCACTAACACTGCTAGTTGTTCCAACTGGTTCAGGTCCTGGAGGTCCTTGAGGTCCAGCGGGTCCAGGAGGTCCTGGAGGTCCAACGGCTCCAGCTGTTCCAGCAAGTCCAATTGGTCCCATAGGTCCTACAGGTCCTAGAGGTCCAACAGATCCAACACCTCCAGTGGGTCCCATAGGTCCTATCTGTCCTGGAATACCAGGAGGTCCAGCAGGTCCACCTTGACCCATAGGTCCTTGGGGTCCCTTTGGAAAGACTGTAAAAGACTCAGAGACTGAAAAATAGAACAGAGAAATCAAAATTAAAATAGCAATTAATATCCACGTAGTCTGCTTTTTCATTATATACAAGATGGAAGATTTGTTGAGTCTTCAATTCCATACAATCCTTTTGTATTCAGGGACACTAACTCTGCTAAGGCTGCTTCAGGGTTTCCAAAGTTCTGAAACAGAATACGAATTGCTTCAGCAGGAGACCATTTATCATCTAATGATGGATCATCTGGTATCTCAACATCTTGTTCATAGAACGCATCTACCATTTCTTTCAAAACCGCACGACTACAGTTCTTGAAATGAACAATCATATCGACACGACCCGGACGAATCAGGGCCTTGTCAATACGTTCAGGATAGTTGGAGGAAAAAGCAATAATACGACCATTGGCTTCCAGGGTTCCGTCAAGTAAATTCAACAGAAACGACAAATCAAACGTATCCTTTTCTTCTTGTTTACGATCTCCAAAAGGATCTTCTTCTTTCTTCTTCTCTTCAATCACTGGCTTCTTCCATTCACGACGAAGAACTACATCACCCATTGCGTCAATGTCTTCAATAACATACAGACGCTCTGCAATTGGAATCGTATACTTCTCTGTATTGACACCATTGAATACGTAGATTTCATCATTGAAAAAGAGATGTTGAAGTTGTTGTTTGGTCTTGACCTCTGACAACTGGATATTTACAATATGCCTACGTCCAGCATTTGCAATGGCTTTGATACTAGATGTTTTACCTGTTCCAGGAGGTCCATGAAACATGAATCCAAGAGTGTAAGGAATTCCTTTTTTCTCATACCAATCACGATGTTCTAAGAAAAACTTGACCCGATCCCGAACTTGTTTTCTCTGCTCAAAGAATACGTTTTCAAAAGTTCGTGTAGTCACAAACTTAGTTTTAGTGTAGACTAAATGACTTGTAGGAAGAGGATTTTGAACAGATCCTTTTGCTTTGGTTTGAACCATTTGGTCAAAGTAATAACGATGAGCTCCTAGTTTATTTGCCATTCGTCGTTCATAGTCTGAATTACAGTTGTCTACAAATGTTTGAAGGTGCTGAACGTCATGTTCATAACAATATAACTTAAACTTGATAATTTCAGGAGCTCCATCCGTGATTTTGAGATCATTCAGTTCAAAATAGACATCATTGTCTAAACAAACTGGTTCAAATTCGTTAGGGAGATAATCATGGTTCGTGACAGCCAATAAGCTCTTCATAGCAGGAAGTGTCGTTACAAAGAAGACAACAGCATCCATTCTTCCTGAGAACATTGTAGCAGTAGCAGGTCGATTGTTGTTAGTTTGTATTGAACTTCCTCTCTCACAAGTAATTGAAGCTCTAGGTGTTTTTAAGGCAGAGTTTGGAACCTCTACAGAAGTTCCAGGCTTGCGACGAGTACAACACATAGCAGAAGCCCATGAAGACCATGTAGGGAATGTTTTGACAGCTATTTCAAATCCATTGAGAGCTAGCATGTTCATCAATGGATTCTTAGTAGATGGAAGTTGAAGCATCATTTGAGTTTTCAGCAATTCATTGAACTGCATCTTTTATACAATGCCATATGATGTAATGCACTTGTCTAACGTGGCACCCGTTTGGTGAACAGGTTTTGTTCGTCTTAATCTGAGCTCCTTGGAGGCTTTGTCCACTGTTTCTTGAGACAAACTCACAAACTTCTTGACATCTCGAATAGGACCTTGAACGTTCATAGAAGGAACATGAAGACGAAGAG